CAATCCACCCTTTGCGATCACAAACCCAACATTTGTAATAACCTTTCTTTATATTAACACTTAGCTTTCTCTTGTGATGATTGCAAAAAGAGCAATGAAAAAGATATTCGTTGCCCGTGTGATAACAAGAACCTAATACGTTCTTTAAAATTGTAAGCTTTTTTTCCACAGTTTATAGCCTGCATGTGCAACAATCCAACTGTCGGCCCTATCATATGAGCCTGGCTTTGGATTTCCATGTCTAGTATACTTTATTTCATTGCCGTTGTCAAGGAAATATTGTAAGGCTACTTCTTTTGCCTTTTGTCCTCGGGGAACTTTTATCCCACAGAACTTTCTCGCTGTTGTAGCAGCGATATATTCAGGCTCTCTGTTGAGATCGTGAAAGCAAATCCACGATATTATGCCGTTGAACCTGGCCAGTGTTGAAAGTGTTTGTGCTGACGAGAAGCCAGAACGGAAGGATTGTAGTGACTGTTCAACGAAAACCCTCTTTACCGGCCAACCAAGATCTAGAATCTTGTTGCGAATAAAACGTGCCTTGTGAAAAATTGTTGGGAAATATTTTTTATTTCTTGTGTCCCAAGCTTCACAAAGAATGGTGTCACCTTTTTCATTTAACAGGGTTGCCCCTGTGATACTTGTTGAGAGGTCTAATCCGAGTATAATCATATCACTATTATACTAGAAATCTAACTTTAATTTAAATGTAAAATCTCTATTTTCTGTTTTTTTGACTGGTTTTGCAACTTTGGCAATAGCAATGAGGTTTTTCTTTTCATCAAAAATACCTATCTTGCTGATGAATGTCTGTTTTTTAAAAGATCCAGTAGGATCTGGATATGAAGATGAAACAGTATTTTTGATATTTAATTCTCTGTTCTCGATATAGTGTACTGAACTAGTCAACGGAGTAATGTTTTGTCCATGTTCAACATATGTCGGATTAGCAGAGTAATTGAGTTCAGCGGTTGGAGCATGAGCCAACATAGTGAGAACGGGAACATAATTTGTTCCTTTAAACTCCATTTCAAAACTAGAATATGGAACATCAACCGAACTACTTATTGATTGACCATAATAAATCCATTTCGGATTATCGTTACCAGAACCGTCATACTGTTCTTGGTAACTGGAATCTAAATCCCAACTTCCAGTTAATAGAATAAAACCTTCATTGTATAAAACAACGCCGGCAATATTGCCCGTATTAGATCCTGAAACTTCAACCAATTCTCCATTTCTTTCTTTATCTTGTAATTCACCAATTAACGTACCAGTGAGATAATATCTCAAATTCACCGAACCCTTCTTAATCGAGGAACCATAAAATATTGACGGAATACTAATCAATCCCACTGCTTGAGTAGATTTGTCTCCAAAACTAGAAGAATATGCATAGTGCCTGCTTGAAGGCGTGTAATAATTTAAAGCGTTTCTAAGAGCATCAACCCTGCTCCTGGTTGCGCCGGCAGCATATAAATCCTTTGATATTGAAGCAGACAAAGGATAACTGCCAGTCATTGCATCCCCATATGAAAACTTTCCGGAATTGTTAAAATCCCCGACAGAAATCGTTTTAAATGAAGCCAGTGTACCGCCTTTCGTCACAAATGGATAAATTAATTCTCCAGAAGGTCGATCAACGTTTATTTCATACAAACTTATATGACCAATTGGAACATGGGGCACATTTGATGCAAAAATACCAGGTATATAAGGCTTATTGTTATAAAAAACACTGCCGGCGCCGTGGCTCCCGCTATAAATGAGAAATTTACACTGTGGATGTGTTTTTACAACATTGTTGAATATGTCGTTTGAGCCAAATTTATAGAAAGGCATGATTAATCCTCTTTCTATAATTAGTCAACCAGTAGATTAATAGTCGAGACGAACTCTAAGAGTAATTTCGTTTGTTGGATCTTTTTTGAGTGGCTCTGAAAGTTTTGCGACGGCCAGAAGCTCATTGTCTGCGGAGTATAACCCAACTGTAGTGATATATGATACAGGAGTATCAGTCGGATTATTCTTCACTTGAATCCTACTACCAGAAATATAAGTCGGGTTCGAACTATAGTTAAATTCATTATGATTGGCTCTACAAAAATAAACAGTTGAGTTGAGTTCAACAGTATTATTGAATGAGACATTATAGATACGATTTCTAATTTGATCTGCAACAACGGCGATAGTAGATCCGGTAACAAATTGAAAACCGGTAGCCGCAGAGGTCGAAGTCATGACACTGGTGCCGGCGTTGGAATTGTGCAAAATGCCGCCCTCGGCCGCATCATTAAAAACAGATCCCGAGATAACAGCAACGCCGGCCTGATAATATATTAAGCCACAAGCGGGGTTTGTTTCTGGGTTTCCAAGGGTCTCTCCATCAATTAGAGCTGTTCCTGTGGAAGAAGAGGCAAATAAAACACCATATTCGCCGGCCGGCGAATTAACAAAATATCCATTAGATCCACTAGTATCAGTTAACTTGATTCTTTTAGTAAAGACGGCGCCGGCTTGTTCGTATGCACTGTTTACTCCCAGTTCCAAAGAAAAAGATCCTTTCTTGATTTCATCTTTAACAAGAAGTCTTGAAAAATTAAGGAAAAAACATTCGAGTGATTTAGTTCCACCAGTTAAATTGCCATCCTTATCAAACTGTCTAATGGAACCAGTCTGATCATATCCGGCCAGCACTTGAGCCATTTGATTGTAAATGTTGATCTTTTTAGTATTCTGTGAATTAGAGGATGCAGATAAAGCGGAATCAGAAGCATAGCCGGTAGTAATATCAAAAATATGATTTGCCGATGAGCTTAAATACGGATAATCATAAACCGATTCAAACATACCATGTGAATAAGTTTTAATATTTGGTTCACTACCTAATGCGCCGGCTGCGCCATATGTCCCAGAAACAATTGTTCCAGTAATTGGAATAGCTTCGTTTAAAAGCGTTCTAGTTGAAGTCGTATCATTATTTGTAAGTGTTTTATATACTGTTGCCATGTTCTTATCCTTTTATTATACTTGCTTCACAAACCTTAATGGAACGTCAACTCTGTATCCAGTAGTAGCACCAGTTACTCTTACAACAGAATCCAAATATCGATAAGTTCCTGCGGCTGCACTGGTGCCAGTAATAGTTAAACCACTTGCACCCAGTTTATCAAACAAATAATTATTAGTGCTTAATTCGATTGAAGCCTTAATTGTAAATCGCAATCTAGTGCCCCGGGGTCCAGCGATTACTTGTGGCAATTCTGTACCATCTTGGTTCGGCGGCGAAAGATCTCGAATAAAAGTCGGTTTATCAGTATTATAAGATAAATAATAGCTGGCTATATTATCGTCATCGATAAAAGAAACTTTTGCAGAGGTTTTACCGTTTCTGTCCCATATAGAACCGAACCGATTATCTATTTCAATAATATATTGAGTTTCAATTAAATCTCCATCAAGCCGTTCGTTGGCTGAAATTTCTGTTGTATTTAGTCCTTGATCAAGTCTTACCCAGTGATCGGTATCTTTTGAAACGGAAAAACCATTTATAACGCCGTCGACAACAGCTCTCGACAGTGCCTTTTCCGTATCAACATCAACCGCAACAAGAAAAGTGTTTTGGCTGGGCGCGGTTGTGTGCATTTTAGAAGAAGCTCTTAATGTATTTAATACAATTTCCGGTAGATACATGAGAGAAGTTCTCGGAATTGAAATCAGCTTCGAATTCATTAAACTAGTGTTGTTTGTAAAAGCTTCCAAAACAGGAGTTTGCAGAATGTCCAAATCGTAATATGCAGAACCGCTAGCGTGATTCTTATCATACGATCCATAATTAATTTCATCATCGCCTAAACAAAATTTAGCAATGCGAAAACTACCATCACCCCTGGCCAATCTCATTCTTCCCGTGTCTGTTAGCACTGCATCGAGAATTATATCACCAGAATTATCTAAAAAAGCCATGTTTACCCCTCTTCATAAAACGTATTATTGTAAATAGTGTCTTATTTCGTTTTACTTCTTGTATTATTTTTCACCATATTGAGAATCGTCGACACATACTGTGCCGATGGGGCAATCATCGTCCGTTGTTTCACTAAAATCCCCGGGGACACTCTTTTTGGATTTTTGTAGTGCAAAAGCTCCTGGATCAAAAAAAGCAGACGGCGCCGAGGTTCCAGCAATTGCGCCGGCAGCATATTTAGTCATAAACCTATCATAATCATATGCATATTTAAACTTCACGTTCACATCAAACTTTCTTCCTGTGTTTTTAGATATAAACCTAAATTTAAAATTTTTATCCCATACACTGCCTTCTTCAGTCAACCCTAAAACAATTTCATCTCTGCCTATTTTCGTAGCACTTTTTAAATTCCTGCCGGCATCTGTTTTATCCATATCAATAATACGATGTGGAAAAGAAGGAATAATGTAAATGTTTTTATTTATAGTTTTTGTTGGAACTTTGTGACTCGGTTCTTTCAGTTCGGGTGTATCCACTAATAAATAGACTGCTCCATCTTCTTCTACCATCTCCACTTCAAAAACTGGTGAAGGATAAGACAAATGACCATGTACGTCTGTCGTTCGAAATGTATAATAATATTTTTTATTTGACTCAATGTCATCAACGTAAGATACTGCTGATAAATTAGTGCCATTAAATTCTGTAGGAATTTGTTTAATTATGTTACCAGAAAAGTCTCTATAAGATTTGGGCATCTTTTCTAGTCGATATATTTCAAAAAGTCGCGGAGGATCATCTGAAGCATAGTTGATTGGATCGCCGCGTGAAACTTTTTGAATTTTTTCCATTTCACTTATCAGTGCCTCTTCTCCAGGTTCGATTACTTGTGGAACTAATTTATAATCACCCACATTTGCGTTTAAATTAAAAAGTATTCGATCACTCATTCCTCGATATGGAATAATATTAACATCGGGTGCCACCGGGGGCCTATCAAGAATTTTGTTGACGCCACTTTCAAAATAAGGAACTTTGACAAGTTTTAAATATGGTTCCAAAAAAACTTTGAATCGAGGTAGGTCATATATTATGGCCGGGTCGTCATACTTTCCTCTAAGAGTGTCGTCGAAAACATGTCCTGGTTCTTCTTTCTCATATCTATATTTTGTTCCAAAAACTAATCGATATGCATAAATCTTGTATCTATACTCAGTATTGTATTTAACCTGTGTGTCAATAAAATTACATATTCCCAATTCATCAGAATTTGGAATGAAAAAACTTTGAATTGGTTCTACAGATCCTCTTGTAAACTTATCTATTTGATAAAAAACCGATTCCGAATAAGTGGTTTTGCCTTCTTCAAAAATTTCTTTGAGGTTTCTATTGTTTTGCCTTATTAACGTGCGTATTCGACCCAACAAAACAATTTTTAACAAATTTGCTATTTGAGGCCGGCATTCATCTAAAATTTTGGTTTCATTGCACTTGTTTCTACCAAATACCACTGTATTCTTTAAACTTGATTCCTCGGCTATCCCGCGCCACCATTCAGTTATATCCCACGTTTTATATGATTGGTTAGGGAGTATCTTTGAACCTAATAACCTTGTTCCACTTTTTCCTTTTTTTTCCGTTAAAAACTCACGTTGTTCAACAAATTTAATCTCGCCCCTTCCACTAGAAGCTTGTACGTGGTTAATAAGATTGGCACTTAGTTCCGCTTCTCTTAACATTCCAGCAGCCTGAGTGCCGGCGCCTGTAGAAAACTTTATATCCATGTGCATCGGAAATAGTTCTTTTTTAGCGCTAAACTTAGTTAAAAAATCAACATCAACTTGAGAAAAAATAAAATTTCTGAATTTCTCATTAAGTTTTGCCATTTTTTGTGGGTCATTCTTTAGTTTGTCATAGCCACTCTGCCATGATTTAAAATAATCGGCTATTTGAGTACTTCTTTCACCAACTTTTTCACCTTTTTCATTAAGTATATCTTTGTAAACACCAATAATATTACCCATAAGAGATATATGCTTATTGTACCATGAATTATTTTCATCTAGATATCCACTTTCCTTTTCTGACAAAAAAGAATACAAACAGGGCAATAATTTTTCTTCCACGTTGTCTATCTTATTTTCATACCCATTGACATAAAAATTATATTCTGAATCAACATCGGCTACTAAAGTTAGAATATTACTAATTGCAAGATCTAGTGTTTCTTTGTATAAATACGGTACGCTGTATTCAAAAGGACAATCCTGCCAACTCTTCGAAGGGTTGGCAAGTTCAAGCTCATTATCAACGAACTCAAACCATTTTTCTAAATCGAACACCATGTCTGAGGTGTGCGCTTCTGCTCCTGTGTACCCAGGCGGGATACTTAATAAAAATCTGTGATTTTCTTTCGGTATTAGTTTTATATATTGCGATATAACTGGAAACAAATCTCCCCCTTCTTCAATCGGTGGATCTCCATACTCAATTGAAAATGGTGAGTCTCCGGGAATATTATATCCAAAAACGATATTATCATTATGAGATGTCCATAATTTTCCAGTATACCACCTTATTGGATCTATTTGATCCGGCGGGGGCCCCATGACCTCGCTGAAGCGGTGGGGGAGCATGAGTGTTGGCTCTCCACTGCTTTCGTCGAGCGTTGTGGTGGCGTGTAATCCAAAATCTACAGCTGTTCTTTTTTTCCCTATACTCATTAATATGTTCCCATTGATCCCATCGAGCCGGCTGAACCGCCACCGCCTAGGGCACCACCTGTTGTGCCACCGACACCTTCAGTTAAATCGCCAACAGATTGCGGGGCCGCGAACTCTTCAACTATTGGAAGTTCGTCAGAGCCTGGAGGTATGAGACGATCTCTTTCTCGTGTTGCTGTTCCTGCTTCTTCTAAAGCCTGAGTTTTTTGTATTATAAAATAGTTATCATACGATGGTATATCTAGACCCTCACCAGCCCTAACGCTTGGTAAGTTCTGATGTTCAAATCTCCTAAGCCTACAAAGAATTTCTGTGTTTTTAAAATCTCTTAATTGTTGCATTGTAGCAGTTCGCCAAACTGGTCGTTTTATTAAAACCCCGTCCTCTGTAGACTTAACATATCCAGACAAAAATTCAACCTTCTGCAACAACAAATAATTGAATATGAAAGCATTTTCAGTTGCGAGATTTGTTGATAAATTTTGAAAATTGTGATTCACTTTGTCATTGTATCCAGCAGCGTCGGCAAGAATCGATTTAAGTTGCAGTGGCATAGCCTCAATAATCCGTTCGTTGATTGCTCTCGTGCGAGCCTTTTTCGGATCCGTCGCAACGCCGGCAAGCTCAAGAAGCTTCTCTATGGTAAACCTCTCTGCATTTCCTAGACGCTGTTGTGGATTTGGTATCGATTCACCTTGATCGCCAATAAAAACCCGGGACATTGGTGCCGGCGGAATTGTCAACGCAAACCCGGAAACCAATTTTGCCAAAAATAAATTAGGATTTTGAGACTCGTTTGGATCCATTATTTCTTCTTTATATGGTTTGGTTTGAACTTCTGCCGGCGCCGTCGCAGCCTTTAATACATCTCCGGTGTTTATAAACCTATCCTCTTCTTTATCTTTTTTTTCGTAAATTAATGATGGTTCAACCATGGTAAGATTAAAAGCTTCAAGAGTCTTCAATAAATTATATTTTATTTTTTGTTTGGCCGGCTTAAGTTTAGAAGTTGTTTTTGTTTCATACTTAGAATTATACAAACCTCCAGTGCTCTTATAGCTGAGAATTTTAGTGGCACACAGATCGTTAATCTCTTTATTCCATAAATCAACTTCCTGATTATTAAAAGAATATTGTTTATTTCCCAAGACAGCAATCGACGGAGAGAGATGAATAGGCGTAGTAAGAATCATTGTGTTTAACGAGACCACTGGTGTGTTGACGTCGCTCGTGAGAGATATGTTGTCATCAACGTTTTTATAATATTTTAACATTTCTGTATTTAATCTTTCTCTAAAAACATTGAGTCCAATGATCTCTAGTCCAGTAGCAGCAGCACGAGATGTAGCAAACTTGGAAGTGGACAGATAATCAAACCCTACGTTTTTTGGTGTATCACTGTCAAATAATTCAGCAAAATATTTCTCTACTTTGAATGTTTTCATTGGTTTTGAGCCAACGTTGCTAGCTGTAGAGCTTCGATCTGAAGAACTGCTTACCATTCTATTACTGGAGATGTTAATCAAGCTCTCTAGTTCTTGCAAAACGTTATTTACAAGCTTTGAGAATAACAACACTCCTCTAGGATCTTTTGCACTGGGATGAGTAACCCTCTTTACAAGACTTCTAGCCCCTCGAAATTGAGATATCAAATGCTTATTGCCTCTAACAAACAAGTCATCTACTATTTCAAAATATACTTGAATCGCCGGCACAACTTTGTCTTCCCATTCTTTTTCAAGATCCAGATTTGGTAAATTATAAACATTGGGTATGTTTAATATATTAATATATTCATCTAATCCGCCAGTCGAGAGAACTGGACTTCCAGATTTCTCTCTCAGCAATCTATTATAACGATTAACTAACAAATCGATTGATCGATCTTCAATTTCTAATTCAATTCCATATTGAAAATGCCCATATGTCTGTTTTGAAACATCAAAATCAACACCAGTGAAGTGTCTGATGTGTTTATAGGCCCGGGGCTCGCGATTAACTACTTTCGTTTCTCTTATCGTTCCTAAATCAGTGCTAATAGTAGAAGGAAATACCGCAATTGTTTCTTCTGTTGTGTTTTTATCAAATATTTTTTCGCTAATAGAGGTCCCGCCGAGCTTATTTGTCCCGGGTAATGGAACAACTCTTCTTCTTTTTACCTTCAAAGACCTTATTATTGTATTGTTTACAATGTTGTTGAACATGCGTTCTGAAACGTTTGAGAAGTATTTTCCAAAAACCGTATTCTCCAATATCAATTTTCGAAAATCTAAACTAAAGAAAAATCTGGCGTTGCCAATGTTATCTCTCGTAACAAAGAAATCAGAAAAATAGGCAGAATTTCTCACAATATCCATATTGTCATTAGTTAATATATTTATTCGATGTGTGCGTGATAAAAACTTGTTTTCTGACAAATCTGGCAAAAGTTGTAAACCTTCAAGACGTTTGACTCTCCTAAAATCTTGTATAACAGTATCACCGCCACTGCCGGCTATTCCATGAATTTCAAAATTATCAACAACTTTTCGATATTCAACACGACCAGACACTTTCCTAAGACTATCTGGCAAATCAATTCCAAAATCCGCATCAGTAAAATCATAATAAGAAAAGATAAAGTATGTTAAATGCTCATGATTAGACGTATCATCTATATTAAATTGAAATTTAAAAGGTATATTCCAGGCTGTGTTTCCATCGGAATCTATTGTCCTAAACTGAGTGCCTTCTCTTTCTTTTAAAATGTCAGTAATCGAAATTTCTTTAGTAGAAAAAAATCTTTGTTTTAGATTTAGAGTGCTCAATTTTACATCAATTGGATTTGATGGTTTGTTTGAAACATTTGGCCGATAACCGGTCCTGCGTCCTATAGGTGCCTCTGCCATTGACAAGGCCGTCATAACAGGGGTATTGGGTTCATCTAGCCAATTTATTATTGCTTCGGTTGTGCCTGACTTAGTACTTTGTATAATCTTTACTTTCAAATACTTACCAAGAAGTTCATCGTTAAGCCAACCAGTTAATAAACCACCAGAATCTATTTCTCGAATAGCGGCGTCTACTGTAACAACGAGACCTGGTTCAATCTGTCTATAAGAATCGATTGCTGCAAATAACTGAACTTGTGGCGGTGTTCTTGTTGTAGTGATGTTGCTCTTTAACGCTGAACGTTTAGAAATGGATCCAGCAGAACTACCTTCTTCTAATGTTATCTTAGAGAAAGAAACAGTAGGACAAAAACTTTCCTCTTGTATGCACTCGGGCATATTACAATTTACTCCTCTCTATCCAACAGACTTACCATATTAGAAGAAATATCACCATCAGCCCATAAATCAAAAAAATATTCCACTTGATCGGTATCTATGGGAGGTGACGAGCTTAAATCCGGAGGATCTAAAAGAATCCCATTTTTAACTACTGGTTTTTCTTCTGAAAAATACAAAGGAAAATCAATGTTTCCATTCTGATCGGTAACATAAACTTCAATGTCGAAATTATCCTTAGTTAGAGGCACGTTTTCTTCTTTTATCGTTAACAACAAATAATCTTCTTTCACATCTAAATATGTTCCATCTTCAAAATCGTTTGATCCTTCTTCATCGGGGATTATATTTTCGTCCGAACTCTTTGCGGAAATATAAAAAGTAACGTCTTTTAAATTAATTTGTGGAATTTTTTGTGTAGAATAAATCTGATCGCCGGCACCACTTATCGTTGTCGTTGAACCCGAAATTGATCCCGCAGCAAATCTTATATTAAATGCAGGTGCCTTATCTCCTATCAAATATGAATTTCCCAGCGGTGCAGCAGTAGTATAGTGCTTCTCTGGCGTTTGTTGTATCTTTTCTTTATATTCAGTAAAATTTGTTCGCTGCAGCACATTTAACTCTTCAAGTTGATCAACACTGTGAAAGAGATATTGTGTTTTGCTGCGAGGAGTTTCATCAAAAATTCTATCTTCAATATTGTTTTGTGTTTCAAGTACACTTCCTGAAGCATATCTCTGATCATATATTATATCATCATCATAAAAAGCATAATAAACTGGTTTAAACTTGCCTTGCGAAATCAAATATTTACCATATTGCGTTAATTGAAGATCAATAACATCTTCTTTTTCATTGAAAAAAATCATTTAGAATACCCTCGACTAAAAGTATCAATAGCTCTGATTATGGCTTTTTTACCACCGGATTGAGCAAATTTTTCAGATGACAGTGTAACAGAAGTTGTCGTCCCTGGCCGGGCCAATATTACTTCTGTTGTCTGTGGTTGTAGCGGTGAAATCTGCAATGGAGTAGCACTTCCGATTGATACATCTGTTTCCATCTTAACCAATTCAACCAATGAAAAGAAATCATATGGCCAATTATAACTATAAATAGAATCATGATCTCTCGATCCTTCAGTGTTACCATATCTAGAAAACGATTGACGTTTTTCGTGCCAAACAGATTTTCTAATTTTGTTAAAATAATTCTTTTCCGCTCTTTGTTTCACTTTAAATACCTTCCAACGAAGTTCATCAGGAACTTCATCTTCAAATTTAAAAAATTCTTTTTCTAACATTTGATGTTGAATCGAAACGGTGTTCGCCTTAAAAGATGTGCCAATGTCTGGTGGTAGATTCTGCCACATATCAGTTAAATCTTTTCTCGTTAGCTTGTGTTCAAATTCAAAAATATACATAACGAAAGGATCAATTCCTGATTTTCCACCATATCTTGCTTCTCCCGATCGCGAAGTTGTGTCAAAAGTTAAAAAGTCCATCTCCGGAGGAAATATATATTTTGTCATAGCATCGACCATGTTTACAATTGTATCTCCAACTTCTATATCCGATTCATAATCCACAGACATCTTTAATTTCAGTTTAGCGGCTGCAAATTGTTCTTTTGAAATTTTAAAAAACTTACGTTCTCCATTCTTTTCAATATACGGCACCGCCACTACCGCCTCTCGAACTGTAAAAGATTCGCCGGCGGTGCCAAGTCGAATTGGGGTTTTCGCAAATCCAACCAAATCTGCCAAAGATCCAGTCAGTGTTACATTAGTTAATTCATTCTTGTCGAGATCCTGCACTTCTAAATATATTCCTTGTTGAGCCGTTGGTTCGGAGCCATATTGATGCCACATTCCCCGAGATACAGAGCCAGAACCAGATGCCGGCAAAGTAACACTAACATTTGAAAAATCCAATATCGGTGTTTCCCACTTAGGCTGGATTGACCAAATGTTTGGTGTATTTTCATCTTGCAGAACCTCTTTTGGCCTTCCCGTCAGTGCATCAAAAACTGTACTATCAAGCTGTGTCACTACATCAAAATTAATTGACGCGGATATGTGCATTCTTGATCCACTAGCAGGAGATGGAGAGGTAACAAACTGTGTTCCAATTCTATAATAGGAAGCAGATAATTGAGAAACGATCTCATTTAAATAATAGCGCCTGGTATCAGTTGGCTTAAAAGTTAACTCAACTTCTGAATATCCATCATAATAAGGTGGAGTAAATGGTTCGTAGCTTTCTTGACGATGTATACCGTATGCATGTGTTGGTGGACCAAAAGCAGACGGTCTGTCATACATAGTCATAGTCGGGTTTGTCAGTTGAGAACCAGAAGACCAATCAAAAAATACAGCCGGAAGAGAATCCAAAATTTGTTTCTTTCGCGATAACTTACCAGAACGAAGAACAACCCTCATTTTATATATTTTTGACGCGTCGGCATTAAAATGTTTTGGATCATTATCCGGATATGATACTAATGTAGTCACGTTGTTGTTATTCAGGTATAAATTAATACTTTCTGCCAAGAAATTATTCATTGCCAAACGGTATAGCGAATCTCCGTTTCCATTCCATTTTGCGATTGAGTCCAGTGAAGCAGACCGATGTGGTTCCATATCTTGTAATGGAACAGTTAAATAATTCTCAGGTTCTATTAGTGCCTCAAACGGTATTCTGACGTCAAAACTTGAACTAATTCTAGCACTACTTGTAAGAGATCGCAAGTCTAAATCAGGTTTTAAAGAAGCAGCCGGTTGTGGAAAAAACGGCTTAGTTGAATCACAACTACCCAAACCTCCAGTTATATTAAATGAACTGGTCATTTGAGGCCAATCGACTGCGATTCCAGATTTAATTGAATTATAGAGAACACCAGGCCCAAATAATGGCGCAATGAAAGTACGCCACGAAGGCTGTGTTCCAAAAGTATAAGGTATTGTACCACCAAACTCGTTCACATTATCAGCATAAGACTGCGAAAACATCGTTGCCAGCTGTAATGTTCTGTCGGCCGGATAAAAGCCGTCATACGGCAAAAACTTCATCAAAGCTTTACAACGAAGAGTTAGTGTCTTATCTTTCTCAAAAGGTTTGTGATCTTCTTCTATTACATCAAAATACTTCAAGAAATCGGAATGACTATATGTTACACAAAAATCATCATTTGCACTTGACGTTATAGATGCTCCCTCTAAAGTCAAAAACCCCGAATTGGCAGCCAAAAAGTTTTCACTCTTTTCGTTCACATAATAGTTCATGTGTTCACTTATACGAAATTCCGGAACAATCGAGTAATCCTTTCCAATTCCTCGCATATTTTCTTGATAATGGCCATATGAATCATAAAACGGTGATTTTCCAGACTGAGTGCCGGCTTCCCATAAAGTATCGCCGGCAAAATAACCAAGTTCTTGACCAGTTACAGAATTATATTCAGGCGTTCTTCTAGCATAAATGGGGCCGGCTGGGCAGGAAAGAAACCTCTTCATACAATTTGTGTTTGGTGTGTCATTTGTGTCTAACAAAGTTTGATATCGAGCAAGAGGAGTTGAAAGGAGAGAACTGCTACCATACAAGTATCCCAAAGGATATCCTCTTCCTACGTTAGTATAGGGTACTTCATTTATCCAAAGAACGCCGGAGCCGCGAGGGTTATTACGTGCTACTTCATTAATACAATAACCATTGGAACCAGCAATGATATCCACTTGATTGAATCTAAACCATGCATCCAAACCTTCAGGGCCGTGATGAAAAACCCCGCCCGAACCAGTGACAGATTCTAGAAAACTTGCTGTAGCATGATAATACGGATCGAGAGTACCAGAAACAACAGTCTTACTCATTTGATCGTGAATATAGACATTTGAAGTTGCACTGTATGTTTGGTCGCGACAATCATCACCCATACGATACCAAGCTAACAATTGCTGGGATCCCGTACTAGACGGTACAGAATACAGAGAATGCTCGAACAAATTAGTTGGCGATCCCGAATTGTACAGTTCAAGTGCTTGAGCATCAGTGAAAGTGAGGTTCCACAATGAAACTTCATCGATGAAGCCTGTAAAGGGTGCGATCGTACCAGAACCCAAACTACTAGTAAAGGGGTCGAAGTTGGGGTGGGCACCTATGAACATCTTCGTCGAGGCGCCGGTTGTGCCAAATGTCTCATTGGTTGAACTACTAACAAGATCGCCGTCAACGTACAACCTAAACACATCAGAGCCGTCTGCAACGCGATTGGCACTAAAGAGGGCATGATGCCAGTAGTTGTCGGCGTAACCCTCACCAGTACTAAGACGACCAGCAACAGAAGACGAAACAAACTCGGTAACAACAGAACCGGAACCGTCGACATATAAGATCATATCTTTGGCGTCAGTTGTCCAAAGAACCTGGTTTCGATCCTCTTGAAATGGTGTGCGAAACCACAACGAAACCGATGCTGAACCAACTGTCGTCATGTCATAGTAAGATAACAAAGGCATTTTGTCTATTGTGTTGGCATCATCGATTTCTATATAAGTCGACGCGGTGTTGTTAAGACCTCTACCAAATAATATAGATCCTGAAAAATATTGTGATAAATCCGTTGGACAACTATCATTGTATAAGTCGTATATAGGACCAGAAGATGCAGTGTGATCAGTTGTGCTAGCTGTCAGAAATGTATTCCAAAAGCTTACTTCATCGATGAGACCTGGAAAAAAACCTTCAAGTAGTTGGCTGCCGGATGCCCACGCTCCAATAATCGGATTACTAGAGGCTGTATACCCCGTCCCAACTATAGTAGAGGTGCTCTTCCATGCTCCGTCTAACCAAAGGTATTTTTGATCTCCATCGCTAGCTAAAACAGCATGGTGCCATTGATTATCTACAACACTTACACCACTATCAGCTCTCAAGACCACTGTGTCGGTACCGACAGTACCAATAAGATGGCCATTACTCTTGTTGATTGCAAGATAATATTGGGCCAATGGATAATCCGCCGTATCAACTTTAGACACTAAAACCCATTCATTATCCATTTCGGTATAATCAGAAGAGTCTGTTTTAAACCACATCGAAATTGAAAAACTCGCGCTAGCGTGATTACCTTCCGATGGATAATTAAGCCAATCAAACAAGGTTTGAGTCGGCAGTAACTCCACATATTCATCTACCCCATTTAACTTCAATGAAGCTTGATTAATTAACTGTGCAGTTGTGCAGGCAGCCCCCATGTGAAAAGTTGTGTATCCGTTCTGCAATTCTCCAGTGCCATCAGTTTGTCCCCCAATAACATTACTAGTTGTAAAACTATCTCTGGCATCCAGCATCCACATACTGGAAGTTTCAATTGTATATCCTTGTGAATTTTGGGCATCGAATTGTTGTCTATCTTCTCTATCTTCTCTCCAGAAACTAACAGTGAAGTTTTCTCGTTGTCGTGTTCTGCCGAGAAATGTATTGATTTCTCTCGGATAAACGGTTTCTTTGTATATCAATCCAACAAATTCTTCTTCTTCGGAATCAGCATTGTTGTATACGTTAAAAAACTCATCATAAATCGTGCGCACAGATGAAGGATCAAGAGCTAATCTGTTGTTCAGTTTGACATATGAAAACATATTCTTATTGTTTCCGTGTGTATACTGATACCAATGAGAGCTTGGAGCATCTTTTTGTTTAATGCTATGTTGAATCGGCATAAACTTGCTCGTTACCGGTGGTTCATTATAATGTGTGAAGCCGAGAGCTTTGATTCGAGGCGACTTTTCTCGACGTGGCTTTTCATTCTTTTTTGGCTGCGTCGATATAAGCGATTCATAAACCGCAGTGTCGGGCAAGCGACCTGGAACATCTTGAACAGATAATATATTGGTCGATCTGTGCTTTCTCGCAATGGGATGCTCACCGGTTCTCATTTGTTTCCAAGAAGGATGCTGATAAGGGCCATTGCGATGAAGCATTATAGCATTGAATGTTTCTGCATCAACACTCATTCCTCCAAGATCGCCAACATATCCACTTGGAAAGCTCGAAGCACTCAATAGATTGTCGCTTGAGCTTAAACCATTAATAATGATTGTACTATATCCAGCATACGACGTAGAAATTCCATTGGTGTTAGTAACTTCGCTAGCACTGACAAAGTTATATGCCGGCACAACCCCTTCAGCAGAAGAAGATACATACCCATCTTCAGGAGCGTGCCCAAAGGTCTCTGCTTTTGCTGGATAAGGATTTGATGCATTAATGGACGCAGTTATCCAACTATATTGAAGATCACTTCTCGGAATTGGGTGAGATACCCAATAGTTATCATATACTGATGCGGTTACAAATGCCATATTAACTCTTTACTATAAATATCACGCTTCTTCAATTCTCTTTAAAGGATTCCTATTTACTTTGTGATACGAACCTACTGGATCCGCCCATTGACTATCAAAACCAAGTTGACCGCAGTGCCTCGTCAGTCTCGTTCTTAAGCCTTCGCGATCTCTTGCTGAAGATATTGTAGTGTTGCCCTCAATACTCATTCGAATCGTTCCTACTTCTCCACTTCCACTAGAACGCACAGAAAGGTTCCTATAAGGCAACGCATTGTGAACCGAATACTCCTCTGCCATTATATCCAGAAAGCCCTTAGAACTGATTTCTGGGCCTCCTGGAGCAGAAAAGCGACTAACGATTACTGAGTTGGATCCCGTTAGATCTCGACGAGGCAGTGTGAACTCAGTTCCATTCGATCCGGTATCAAAACGATTCGAAGATGTTTGACCGAACACATTGCCGGCAACCGAAGTTATAACACCAACTAGCGTATGAACATGTGTTGTTGTTGGAAGCTCCGTATCAAACCTGTTTGGCAGCGAAACACCGTTGTTATCTTTGAAATATGCATTGTTTGCTGTTCTGCCGGCGGCTGCGACCACATTCCAATTTGATTCATAGTTACCAATTCCAGAACCAGTAGTTTGCTGAATGTTTCTTATATTGATAGGGCGCTTAACAAACTCCTCACGTATTCGTGTGGCTCGTGGAGTATCCTTGTCGTGTGAACCTGTTGAAGTATAAGTCGGGCCCACAATACCCATAGCAGGTTCCAAACCGCCCAAAAGAATATACCAAGCCTCTGTTCTAGTATCTTGGTCATGCAAGTTGTTTGTGGTCGACAATGAAGAATTATACTTGTTTATCGCAACGTGCCTGTGTTGCCGGCCTCCAACAAATTTCTCTGTGAATGGACCCTGCATTGGCACATCCTTGTCATCTCCATAAGTATCCACATGAAGATTGGTGAAATCCATTCCCCCGATAATGTTTCCAAAACTAGAAGTCGCGATTTCGCTGACATACCCAGTAGTTACAGAAGAACTGTGAATGTTAAACGGAAGCAGTAAATCACCCTTTCCATATTCATATCCGCCGGCCGAACCAGATTCACGAGAATTTTGGACGTTGTATATATATTTTCTCTTTTGATTTGGAATCAATATGTCACTGCAACCATCAAAGTTGTTTATCCCTGAAGCGTCGACAAACAGATAATTAACCGAAGCAGTCACGCCAAGAAGAGGAAGTTCTTCTACATCACCAAATATCTCCGTTGCAATGCTAACATATTCTATTTTCTTGTTTTTGTGAAAGTTAACGCCGCCATGGATTTGTTGACTTTCATTAACATTTAATTTATATGGTTTCGTAAATCTACGAATTGCATATGTTGAGCCGGCATAAGAAGTTCCATCTGTTTGAGAAAAATTTGGAACTGATCCACTTCTGTGTCTGTCAGCATCATTAAAAGTTTCTCTCTGAGAATCGACGGTCGAATCGCCAGAAGCTATAACCGTATTAGTTCTCTCTGTTCTTTCTCGCCACCAAAAACAGTTATCACTCTCGGCATTGGTAAGCGGTACATGAGCATATTCCCAATCATATAAAAGCTCTGTAACACCCCTTAATCCAGCTTCTGGATCTTTTTGTTTGAATTCTAATGTTGGGAACTTGGTCCAATACTTGTTCCTCTCAAGAACATGGCTTTCTACCATATTTCGAAGTCTATCAGACATGTTAGCCGAAGCCGGCGTCAACTGAAAAACCATTTTAGAAATTGCAGAATCGATCCACTTGTAGAAATTGATATATTTTTCTAAACTTGGTACATTTCGAACTCTCTCATAAAAAAGTTGGCGTATTTTTCCCAAGTCTTTGTAATCTTGACGATATCTGTTGACCGGTTCACCAATCAAATTATTAAAATCAATAATTGTGGCAAAGAAGTTGATCATCTCTTCTGAGATGGTCTGATACATGCTCTTTTCTACGGCAAAAAAGTGTGTAATTGGTCTGCTTTCTCTGGTAAACCTCTCATCATCTTGAGTAAGAATGTTGACCATATTGTCACTACTTATATTTTCTGGTAATCTCTGTTTTGCAGAATAAAGAAACTCATTACTTATTGAACTTGTAGCGCTAACTGGAAAGAACTCACCTCTGCCGGCATGTTGACTTTTGACTACATTTCCGAACCAACCATATCTAGATGTCGTGGCAACAGAACCAGAAGAATAATCTTGAACTGTAAAATCACCACTTGCGTCGGATCCAGTTACAGTGTCAAAGTCCCAATGTAAAGCCAGTGTTTCCATAGATGGAACGTGGACGCCAGATAAGCTTGTTTTTGTAAGACCTATATTTTCATAAGGATGTTCTGTTCCAAAGTTGCTGGCATCGCGGGCGTGAGCCTTAATAGCATCATTAGAGAGATAACTTTTCCAATATCTAGCTGAAGATATCTTGACATCACTCTGTTGTATCACGGAACCAGTAAAATTAGTTCTATGAGCGCCGAGATATATGCGCTTGTTGGAAGTATTCGAAGGATCAGATGAAATACCAGTAGAAGTCAATGCTCCGGAAACATAAAATTCATTAACAACTTGATCTAAAACAGAATTTACACCATAAAACTCAACATAAGAGGCAGTGGCGTTAATTGAATTAACCACTAAATCGTTTAATTTTCCACCTTTAACTAAGCCGGCGTTATTTGTCTTGTCTATATAAAATCTAACAGCAAAATTCCATTTTTGATTTTCATAAACATCTTCATAAAAAGAAGATGTCAATGTTGGCCAGCCAGCCAAAGAAGAAGTAAGCACGAATTTTACATTCTTTGATTCTGGTTCATCTCTAACAGAAAAAACCTGAAAATTGTTATTGTCGTTTGCTTCCCAAGTAAAATCAGATGAATCTTCAACTGCTTCATGAACTCCAAATAAAGAAGAAGACACAAATGGCGTTACATAATATCCATCTGCACCCAAGTCAGCTTTAACAGGGAATATAACTTCTGTTTCCAGTGTCCACGGCACGTATAATTCACGGGTGACATTGGCTTGATCACTACCGCTAATATAAGACAATGTGCTGTTCGCGTCAGAAGAAGCAGATTGATACACAGTGGCACTAAAACGTTCTGGGTGATTAAAAGCTATATATTTTTTTCTATAAGCCGTAGAACGATAATTATCTTTTAATTCATATGTAGTGTTGTCTGCATAGAGGTTAATTTTTATTAACTCGTCATCAACCCCAAAACACCTAATTAGATTTCTGAAAGCTTTTTCTGTGCCCTTTGATTTATAGATATAAACTAAATTATTATAAATATTTTTATAAATAATGTTTTTTAAATCATAGAGTTTCTTGTCAAACTCTCTTACTTCATCTCGGTTGGCAAAGTTTTCTAGTATCGTTGCCTGTGTAAACACATCCGATGAAACAAAACCAGTATTAGTTAACAACTTCTCAGTAAAAGGAAAAGGTTTAAAACTAGAACTAGTATAATCCACATTCTTAAGTTTTGGTAAGTTTTCAATTTGAAGATGGAGAGTGTCAAAATAACTACCAAGAACTTGTGTCAGTTTTTTTAAAGTTTGGGCATCACTATCTTCTTCGGTAATCCACGAAGGCAAAGTATGATATATGCCGGCGTTGTTTTTTAAATCGTGCGTTGATCCAGAGCTTTTAAGCATAGTTAGCAATGCATCAACGTTTGGATGAGAAGAATAAATAATTGGATCTTTAAATTCTGTACTAGAAGCAGTGGCTAAAACTATTGCAGACCCTGTATTCCTAGAACTATCCCCGACGTATCCTGTCCAAGTACCATTTGAAACACGGCCGGAATAATCTAAAACAATTGAATCAATCGAAGAATTTGTTGTTATACCTTCGTTAAACTTGTAATAGACCCCAAGATTAACCGGATTATCTTCATTATATTTATTAGATATCGTGCCAGAATACGCGACATCAGTGTTTGTCCCTCCTCCAACTTGTGTAAACCAGTATCTTCCAATGTCTTCAGAAGTTCTCTTCGCAGTCCAATAACGAAATTCATCCAAAGAACCGGATAATTTTCCATATCCTTCTCCAATGCCGGTTCCAATAAAAGCATTTCCAGATGGAGAAGTCCTTAACGCTCCAATGTTTGCAATTAAAGAACCAGTAACCTCACCAATAGTACTCCCAGTGTTTAAAGTATGATCCAAAATGCCGTTTAAATAAAACTTTGTTTGAACGACACTCGAAGAATTGATAAATGTAAAAGCAAAATGGCTCCAGTCGGTTAAAGTACCGGTCGTTGGCGTAGAACCAATTAGTTTCTGATAGTATCCGCTTGTCCCCGATTGAACAGTAACTAAAAATGGCGAACCACTAGTGGCGCCGGTTAATTCAATTGTTAAGCGACCATAATCCGCACTTGAACTAAGTTCTCCGTTCCATAAATCAAAAATGACCTCTTTTTCTGTTGAACTGGTTGTAAATGCCGGTTTTTTCAGCCAAAACTCAACCGAAACACCATTATCACCGTCAAGTGCTGTGTTTGACTTTCTTCTGGTAACTGAATCATAAAAGTTTGCTTTTCCTTTATGTACACCAGGAAACGATTTTGCTATTGTTGTGGCGTTTGGATCTAGATGGGGTCCGCCTTTAAGTTGAATATATTCATGACCAGGTGAAGCTGATGAAGATGGTGCGCCATATCCACCAACCAAAGAACCAGATAACGTTCCCCACCCATTAACAGAAAAATTAATATAACCATTTGTTCTTGGATATTTATTTTCAAAAATATATTTGTCGAGATAAGAAGACTCGTTGTGCCACTCTATTTTTTCTTTTAAGGATCCGTCATATGGATAGGTTTTATAGACTCTGGTTATAACATCTTCATAATATTGTTCTGCGGAACCATATCTGGCAAAATTGGAAGCGCTGGAAAAATCAACGTGAGGTATAAACCGGTCTTTTTGCTCAACATAAGTTGCAACATATTCAGGCGATTCAATTTCTCTGCCCAATTCATCAAGACTTTTGGCTGGAGTTACTGTGCTGTGGCCTTTATCTGAGTTAAAATAATCCTTTACACTCATATTTACTCAACCCTGAATTTGAATACATGTGGTTGTTCCTTATAAAAACCGTTTGGTAATTTATAAGTCAATTTTATACCATACATGTAGTCTTTTTCTAGAAGTGAAACTGGAAGGTCAAAATAGTTTCCCGATACGTCAAACGAAAGTCTGGTATAGTTGAGAGATCCAGTTCCATACTTGACAACATCCAAATCATCAATTGTTCTAATAATTCTGTAATAAGCATCTTCTATAATCAAATTGTCAGGATCTGACTTGGCCTTTGTATATATGGTCGGACTCCAATCTTTCTGTCTCACATATAATCTAAATCTTGCCTCTTCATGTCGCGAATAAACACTCTTGAGGTTTGTTATCGTCGTAACATAACTAGGACTTGGATTATAATCCGAAGAACTAATCGTATTCACTGTTATTCCAGAACCAGTATGATATGCAGTAGGGGTAGATCCACTATGCCAAACAGGAAAAATCGTTGTCGCTGAACTAGTGTATGCGAACGAAGCCGAATAAATACCCGTAGACACATAAGTACCCGTAATGTTTAAATCATTATTAGTGACAACTCCACCACCAATTGGCAGTGTATATGCAGTCCCAGAAGTAGTAGTATTACTAGTGGAACCGGAATAAACACTGACCATTATTTTTCCTTCCCCCACGCCTGGTATGTTCTTCAATTGCCCTCTTACATTATTGTATAAATAAATGGTATTAAGGTTGTCTTCTGCTGAAAATAATGAACTACTAAGATAAAAACTGCCGGCATCATCTTTGGTTGAAGAATCCCATCTTGCTTCAAGTACGGGGCGTTTATACCAAAACTCTGTGCCTCTTGCAAAAAATTTCTTTGTGTAATAAGATCTAGTTTCAGATTCTTGAGCATCGGGAAACTTGACAATTACACCATAGTTGTCTTTTGAACCAAGAACATTTCCTGCGCTATTAACCCACTGCTCAACCAAAGGTGTAATATCAAGTTCAACGTCTTCTGTTCCATCATCAAATGAAGCAGTGAAAGAAGACGAAGAATCAGTATAATAATCACCGCCGGCAGTCGTCCAAGTTACACCAGATGACGCATTTTCCCAGTTTGCGCCGGTCTCATCATACGTCAAATCAGTATAATTTTCCATATCCAGTCCAGTTCCCTCTTCCCAAGAGCGAGAAACCGCCGAGATAATCAAATTAAAGTTCTTTGGTAGAGTTTGGCTGTGACGAGCATTATACAATCTCAAATAGAAACTTACACTTCCACTAGCCGGGATTGTGCCGGCAGTACGATCAGTGGAAAAGTCTGCGATCGGAAATTGAGTTAAAAACCTCATACTTTCAGTAGAAGCACTAGACGCCTGGCCGTAGATCGTAAACGCTTCAGAAACATCAGAAGCACCCATACTAGAACCGGTGCCTCTTGTAGATAGGTCTGATTTAAAAGCATTCGTTATTGTGGTATCTGCTGAAGCTATATATCTTCTAATGGCCATTATTTAATAGCTCCTTTAATATCTTTGAATAAATATTTTACTTCAAAAATTACATTTTCTGGTGCATATATAATATTTTCATCTGCAGAAGTAAAATCTTCAATGTTATATACCACTGATGAATAACCAGTTCCAAGAACATTTGTGATCTTAACTTGTTCTACGTCTGATATGCCTCTAATCTTATTAAGCTTATTATATATATCTGTAACAACCAGATTTTCTCCTATATCCATCTTTACAGAAAAATGATCCCTCAAAGTTACAATTGCTTCATTCAAAACAACAAATTTATCAAACTCTAAATTTGCCGTCGCGACAAAATCAATTTTAATATTAACAATTTTAACATCTAAAATATCAACTGTGTCATTTATCATTCTGCTTTTATTAATCCAAGTTTTTAGATTTTCTTTTAATGTACTGGTTGATGCTGCTAGTTGTCCATTTCTCAAACTTGAAACAACATATAAATTCATATTTCTTTTAAAAGAATCATGATCTTGCATTATGTTACATCTTTTAATAGCTCCAAATTTTGGCGGCATTGAATAAACAAGCGTTTTATAATCTTGTTTAGTTACAGCGCGGTTCTGTGCTGCAAAAACATCGCCCATTCTTATTTTTAATTCATCAATACTTGGCAATGAAACATCACCAACGACAGGATTTTCGTTTTCTACTTCTAAAGAGTTTATTACAGTATTGACCTTCGTAGAAACTAAGCTTGATTTGTTTTTAAATTTAAAATTAGAACCAACAACTTGTGTTATAGTGCCAACAGTGGCATTTACATTACTATCTCTGTTTTTTCTATATGTAACCCTCAAAGTTGTGTTCACGGGGGCAACGCCGAATTTATCAGTTTCAATGAGCTTTGAAGGATCAAAAGAACTGTCAACGACATACGTTCTTCCATGTAAATTTAATGCAATGTCGCTTGGATCTGCTAAAACATTATCAGAAATAACATTTTCTGTTCCATAACCAAACTGTAGAAAAGTCGAACGTCTTTCGTTTATAACCGTAAACCTTCTTGGCACAACAACCGGTTTTAATATATTTGGAACTTCTGTTGAATCAGAGCTTGTGTTCAATATCTCTTTGTAAATAACGTTTTGTGATAAAAAATCAACTTCAAAATATTCTCGACCCTCGGAATCAAAAACGGAAACAATTTCTGTAATATTGATATCACGAACTTCTACTTTTTTAAATTTTTCATATGCCCCAACGGGTATTGTTGTCTGCACAAGCTCACCAGACATAACCTTTCCGAGTGCCTTTATCGCGTAACTCGTTGGAACACCGGTATCCGAATTTACAGCAGCCACAACAATATCATTCTCTGACTTCATAAAATCGACTTCTTCCAATAGTGTAAAAATATTACCACGATTAGTGCTAAATGTGCTATTTTTTCTTAACACTGGAATATAATCGGTGTCTGGGCCCAAACCTTCGCTTAAAGCGGGAACAATGACATAACAAGACAACGCCCCGATAGAGGCATGGGTTCGAGCATATTTATATCCCATTTGGCGCCCATGTCTAATGACATTATTGTATTCAATTGCAGTGTCTAAAAATGATTCATTTGCTTGATAGTCTAGATAAAAAGAAAGAATATCACCAATATAAGAAACCGTATCAACCATTAATGAACCAAAAGAAGCTTCATTGAAATCTCGAAACGTATCCGGATAATATCTTTCAGCATATGCCAACAAATCTCTTCTTATTGTTGCATAGTCTCTACTGGTATATCTAATTGTCGGTTTTCTCTTTGGCATGTTGATTTTCTCTCCTAGGCAATAAGATCTCCCATGAAATCTAATTTGAGTTCAAGTTTGTTTCGCGCTTGTAGTGTTCCAACCGCATATTCAATTTCTATATTCACAAAATTAAATGTATTTTCTAATTCTTTTGGTTTTTTAAAGTTTATTCTAAAAATTTTTATATATGGAAGATAAGTTTGAACTTGATTGCGAATTTTCCCTTCAATTTGTCCATAAGTAAGTGGATTATTTTGTTCAAAAAGAAATCTTTTTAAACCCACACCAAAGTTGGGATCCATTATTCTTTCGCCCGGGCTGGTTAAAATAAGCATCTTAAGATTTTGCAAAGCTAAACCTTCATACGTTTTAATTAACTTATATCCATCAGTTTCATCTCTTCGCAGAGGAAGTTCTGGTGCCAATCCTGCCATTATTACTTTCTCCCAATTTCATTCATACTATTACAAACGAAGCAGTTTCATTATTATATGCTACTTTTGGTCGACCATCAGAAAATACTCTCCTCGTCCTTCCGCTAAGTAATCCTGCGTTTCCTCCTGCTGCTTCTGTATTTCTGTCGCGATAACTAAAATCATTTGTGTTTATAATGCTATCAAACATAGACTTTAACGTAGATCTTGTCTGATCAAACACACTAGTCAATCGTTCATCTCCTGCAGTAGAAAAAACCACTTCAATATAAATAGTTATTATCGATAATATTTTTTGCAGAGGAAAACAATGCTCAAACAAAAGCTTAAATCGTTCATCTTTGATCATTTTGTTAATTAGGTTTTTTTTATGATCTCTAAATTGAATATTTTCAATGTCTTCAAAATCAATATCCTTTGTAACAGAAATCAACGGAAGAGGATACGTCGATCGATATGTTGCACTTTCTTCCCAGCGACGACTCTCTTCGGTTTTCTGTAAACCCATAAATCTCTCTATAATACGAAAAGTTCGCTTGTTTGCAAAAACGAAACTTGAACTTATATTTTTTAAATTGGCGGCGTGGTCTTCTAAATCATCATCGTTGAGTTCTAGTTCGGGTACATAGACCAACCTTAATCCAACTTTTACATTTGAAACTAATTCTTTCAATTCAGGCACATCGGCGTCGGCGTTCTCAAAAACGTTTATCCGATCTAATAGTGGTAAACGATTAAGTTCGTTGACAACACTTCGACACCAGGCCTGCGGGCCCGGGCCCCGGGAGACTGATGAATCGAAAGTGGCGTTGTTATCATCGTCAAGCCATATCGGACAGTTCTTAATAGCAGCTATGAAATATCTAATTTCTTGATCTTCGGTTACTAAAATTCCTTCAGAAAGAGACTTAATTTTAGTTACTCCATTAACATCATATTGGATATATTTTTCCAAGAGCAATCCACCATCTTTAAACGTCTCAAGTCCAGATCTTAGTTTTGTTTTTCTTCTTAATACATCATCCTCGAACTCGAACTCGACTTTTTTACCTTCTTCGTCGAGCAAAAAATCTTCAAACCTATCTTTATATACTTGATCTACATCTAAAAATTCGGTTATAGAATCATCTTCAAGTACGACTGCAGTTGGAACATTAAAAACCCCTTGACTTCCCTTGTTTTCAAAATACATCATATTCTTCAAAAATATTTCATACACTGAGTCTCGTGTCCCGGATCGAATCATGCTCAATTCTTCTAACGTATTAGACATATCCAATATTGTCTTTTTGATAAAATAATCCATGGCACCCTTAAGCTCTATTTCTTCTGGAGAAGACAAGTCTACCTCGGTTATAGGATCTTTTAAACTTTTATTGTTTAAATTCCATTCCTCTTCATATAGTTCTTTTACATGATCTAAAATATTTTCATAATATCCAGGCCAAAAAGGATCCTGTCTGACACAAGCTTCCTGAACCTTTAATGCTATATACCCAACAAATTCATCGCTTATAATGCTGTCTTTTTTAAAAGTATCGAAAACAGGCAATGTTTTTAAAAATAACTCAACTACATGTAACCTAACTGTTGCTTCTACTACAGAAGCTAGCAATGCTTTTTGAATATCATCTGTAGCTCCCTCGCTTTCTTGTGCTGTAGATTTTTCATATCTTTCTTTTGTTTTTTCTCTTAATTCCTCTAATCCCAACAACGTTGTCTGAGTTTCTCCGCTAGTATCACTTTTGGGTTCTAATCGCCAATTCATAATAGATTCTTCGGGGTTTTCTAAATTGTCAACTTCGGCATTAAGTATTCTTTTAGATTTTAGAAGTTTATTTGTGAACATTTTTATTATATCAGTCATCGTTCTATAATAAGCAACCCCTTCTAGATATTTCACAATAGGTTCTTCATCAAATCCCGAATCTTCGTCTCTCAAATCTTGAGAAGCTATAACAGAAAACAAAACTCGGGGATCGTGCAGGTCGTTGAAATCTTTGCCGTCCAAGATTCGTAAATCTGCAGCATCAAATATAGTTTCAGAAATGTCTTTTTGATTGGTTTTAATCTGAAACTCGTGATTCAATTTAAAAGGGGGTCGATTAGATGTCGGAATTTTTAAAATGTGTTCATAAGGGGTGCCCTCTTCAATATTCCAAATAATATCGTCGCGAATGCGTCCGAGATGTGTATTTAATACGAAACTTAATCCAGACTCTCCCTCTTCGAACTCAATTCCTTCTAAATGATTTTTAACAACGCCCATTATTGATCCATTTATCTCAACAAAGCGCGTGGCATAACCCTCCGGAGGTGCTATGTCAAAAAGAGGAACGCCGGCAGGACCCAGGCCAAGCGGCGGTGGCATATTCTTCATCATCTCGTCTTGCTGTTTCAACATTTCATATACTGATCTCATTCCAGATTTAAAACACAAAGTTTGAATAAATCCCAAGGGACCGTGAACCGCTTGTTCAAATACCATTATGATACTTTCAAACATTGTTTCAATTGTTCTATTCATCATATGCTGAACTGATGGTGGATTCCTGGGAATCAAAGCCGAAGAGCCGCCGATTATCGGTGGAATCGAAATTTCAGAAGCCGGCGAAGTTGGAGAAAATTGAAGAAATTTTACTGCGCGTGAACAAGCCCTCCCGGCATTTTTTTCTGTTTCCCTCTTGATATCATCAGCGCTCAATGAATAGCCATATTTATTGATTAACAATTGTTCGCGGCGTTCAGAGGCTGAAAGTCCTTCTGCTCTATTTGAGGCTACCTCTTCTCTCCAAGATTGAGATTTGGCGAGATCAAAATACTTTCCTAAATTCTCAAAAACATCAATTATTTTTGCTAAATTTGTTGGATCTCCAAAAAATCCTCTTATATTATTATATTTTTCTGTATTCAAGGTCGTCGAAATAAGCCTTATAACACGCATTGATGATGTTCCCCTCAATAAAGAAAATATTTCATCCGGAGTTAGTTGTAGTGAAATTTCCTCCAAAAGTTCCTTTAAGTGGGCACCCAAGACACTAAGATTTGCACCGGATGGGATCTCCAAACATATACTCATAACATGAGCAAATACATCAAATCTCGAATCAGGAGGGCCGGCAAATTGATCTGCTATGATCGATCCTATGTCTAATTCTCCATAACTTAATGAACTTGCAACATTCAAATTCAAACTTGGATCAACACAAGAGCAAATTCCGCTTGGATCAAAGTCAATGTCAATGTCGATAACGGCTTTTATCGTTTCCAACGCTATATCTATTATAAAAGCTCTGAATTCATCGGCCAAATTGGGCAAAACCCATCCCATAAAATCAAAAGTAGGCAATCTTCCCAACTCTATACTGGGAGTTACTGGAAGTTTGGGTATATCAAAGATATCGCCCTTCTTTGGATCACACAATTGTTCAGCGATTTTAAGCGTAGCAGTAGTTGCCCCAAGAATTACTGCTAAATCACCCTCAAACGATGATCCAGACAGACTTGGAACGATTATTTGAAGTATTTTTATATATACTATCAATGTTGCGACTGCTATTCCAAGTTCTTCAAGCAACGGCGTCGTCGTTATAGATGAATTTAACTCAGCTGAAATACAAATCTCTTGAATCAAGCCTTCTATCTTTTGTTCTTCAAAGTTAATATATGCTGTCGTAACATTTCTAAAATGTTCAATGATATCAGCCATCGGTTTATTATCTAATATATTGATATCTCGAAAAACATTCAAAGTTGTTGCGTAAGTGCTTTCCGATACCGAAGCTCTCAAGAGACCAAGTTGGTCTTCGCGGGCTGTTAGCGCGGTTAACTGCCAAGTTAGATCCAAGTTAGGTGTATTGAGCGTAGATTCAAAGAATGTTCTATTGAATTGATTAACTTTATCAAAAAACGTTTTTGTGGCGCATTCCAAAAAACTTCCTAGATTTGGAAACTCGCCCATGGTTATGGCTGCAGCAAACTGTGCGATGGTTCCAATATCAATTTTGTTTAAAATTTCTGAAAAAAGACCTTCAATATCACCTTCAAGCTGCGCCGCCAACTCCCGAAGATTCCCCAACACAATATCCCCTACATAATGTGTGTTTACCGATACATCTGAAAATGCAGTTTGAATAAAGTTCGGATCTGCAATCTTTTGATCTTCTCTTCTTCTCTCGGTAGCCGACGTGTATATATCATTAATTGTTTGTCTGGTTTCTCTTGCGGTCTCAATGCCGCGACCTACCCGACCCGTATTTGATGCTAATCCAGCAACGTCACCAATGTTTTCTATCTTTGGCCACTTTGGAAATGGCCTTTTTGGCATGCGAGTGGCATCATCAAAACGATTTTGAAACTCTTCCATGTGGTTGCCGGCCTCGCGGGCGAGACTAAAAGTTTCTTCTGGAACACCGACAATTATTTGTGGGCGCGGATACGTATACTTCAAAAGAAATTCAGTCAAACTTGGAGAATTGCTTAATGCCAGGTCTGCTTCCATTTCATTCAGCTTAGAAACATAAGCAATTGTTGTTGGGTTGCTCATTGGATAAGTTTTCTGAAATGCACTAAAACCAACACTTGCCGGTTTTTGATCAAACAAGACATAGGCTACTTCGTATCCTTCAGTAAATCCAATTTCAATTCCTGTTTCTTGAGTTGCTTGTTCCAGAAAGAAGCAGTTTTTTGCCAAAAGGTTCTTTAATGCAGTGAAAAACTCCCCCAATCGTTTGGCTTCGTTTTTAACATTAAGGCAGGTAATCCGTAAATGTTGATTTCGAGCGATTCGAGCAAAATCAATTAAACTGACCACGATATTATCTATCTGACTTCTTATCGTTAGTGCATCTAAACGAATGAATCTAAACCTTTTTTGTCCCGTGCTCGGATCAATAGAAGGATCTTCGGATATATCCGGCAAAAGCTCAAACGTTCGTGCTGGTACCTTTACTAAAACTTTAGCTCTTGCCCTTGGTCTCTCGTCAAGATAGTATTCTGTTTCTACGCTTTGTAATAAATCCAGTTGTCCAGCGCGATCGGGGGGCAATCTTTTATTATAAAATTTTGCTAAATGTAAAATACCTCGTGCTGCAGCTTGTTCTAATTCTGGCGAGCAAGTCGTTGGCCCTTTGTTGGTATTTGGAACAAAACCTTTACAAGCTTCAACGGTTATTGAATATTCCAAAGTGTTTTCAGCAAAAAATGGTTCTTCTTCTGTCCTCTGCGTCCAGTCAATCGGAACTACATCTGTATTGATTGAATTTGCTACTCGACAGTTGTCTTCAGCGCTTCGAGCCGTTAGAGAAGGAATCGGTGTGCCGGCAATCACTACATTTGGATCTGCGCCATAGCGAGTAAAACCTGAAATTTCTAAAGCATCTGGATCTGATATATCAAAAAAGGCAAGATTTAGAATTAGATTACCTTCTTCATCGAATTCAGTGGCATCATCGACGTCATCTTGAATATTGACCATGTCATCAGTGAGAGGGTCATCAGCGTCGTAATCAGTTTCAGGAACGATAACTCCACTATCTTCAAGAGTTTCTCGATCGGTCCGAGTTGCCTCTTCGTGCAGCTGCTCTTCTTTGGCTAATACAAGCTCTCCATAACCTACATCTTCATGTGTGTGTGTTTCCCAACGTATTGAAATATTGTCCCAAAGGCGCGCGGACTCGACCTTCCACTCTACAATATGATGTTCATGATCACTGGAACTTGGTGCAAAGGTTCTTTTATCGGGATGATCAACCCAACGCGAAGTTGTTCCGTTTCCGGAGCGGTCGATTTCATCCAAATATAATCTATGTTCGTGTGTACCAGTAACTAACTTAAAATATTTGCGACCATCAGTTTCAAAAAGTTCTGCCATAACAAATCCTAATTCGTGTTGTTGTATCTGCTGTTGATGTATTTCTTCCCAATTGGATTGAGAAAGTTTATTTTATACATTGCCAAGTTCGCTTTGTGCGATAACAAAGAAAGTTTGGTTTGAGTTAGTTGTTTTACAGCAGTTGCAACACCAGAAGACACCATTGTTGGCGAAGGTGGCGTTGGGGCACCCCAGCCTGGAGATATATGAAAATGAGTTGTTGCAAAACTGTTAAATTCCATTTGAGACATCAAAAATGAATCAACAATCCCGCTCAATGCATCAACGTGAGAAACCAATTCTTCAATAGCAGCCACCAAATTACTCCCTTTAACCATTGGTTGTATATCCGTATCATCGTTGCCGGCAATTAAATCAATCCCAACCACACTTTCAACAGAAGCGCCCTGAGAATTCAACATATCCGTTCTCGTAATCAGCTTAATTCCATCGCGAGCAATAATTCTAATTCCATCAGCTTTTAATGCAATACCGGACTTGGTGCTTGAGATACCAACTCTTCCAGGCACCAGGCCAAAGTTTTCATCAATGTCAGTTTTTTGACTTATATAGATTCGCGCAGCATCCAGCTTGAAATCTGGATTTACCTCTGTAAATTCCCCTTGTTCGTTAACTTGTCTGGGATCTGCTCCCATTCTACCACAAACAACATCTATCATTGCACATTGTGTTTCTCCACGACCACCATATCCACTTATACGATTATTTGGCCGATCTCTTCCTAATACAATTGAAGCATTATTTTCATTTGCAATTACTGTTTCACAATCCGCAGATATAAATCTTGGTACTGGTTCCAAGACCCTTGCGCCGGCGATACCTCTGGCGCCAGTGTTGTTTGCCAAGTCGGGTATAGTTCCGGCTTTGGCTAAAGCCACAGGTCCCAAACCCGCTAAAGAAACAGCCTTTCTGGTTGTTCGTGGTATAAATAGATTTTCTGCCATTATATCTCTCCTTTGTTTTTTATACTTGTTGTAGTGGGCCTTGTACAACATCCACATCTGGATTGAATATCTTAGAAACATCCATTACTGTAAACGGACTTATATTGCCCCGGCCGGGTCGGGGGTTTGCAGCCATTTCCGAAACTGAAGCCTCAAGATGAAGATGAGACGGGTCTCCACCTGGAAACTTATCCAATTGACGTGGGAGCCGCGTAGCATTCCTCGTATCATTTAAATCAGCTACATAAGATAACCCCAAGAAATCTCCCTTACGATGCTGGCCGCTCGCGGGGACTTCTCCACTCACATGAATAAAAGTAAGATTGGGGTTTCTAGGATCAGCAGGTCGATATTTAAACATTTTTTGATAATCTCGATCGGAGGAAGCGTTGCTTATAGCATGTACTTCGCCATCCCATGGAGCATACATGCTCGTGCCTGAAGGAACATATATGTCTTCACCCCAATGAACTCTACGATTTCCTGGTGTTCCACGAACACCACCAAATTGTGCAGTACCTCTTGATTGCAGGCCTGTCCCTCGGCCGGCGCGATATCGTTCCAAAAACCACAAAGGGGTTAAAGAAATTAAAGTTTCTCCCTCAAACTGCCCAGATGGGGGTTGAAGGCCCGGGCGAGCCGCGCGGGATTCATAAGTTCCATATGTAGGAAGGTCGTTGCGTCCAAGCCCGGTAGGGGCGCTCGATATGCCAGGCGGCAAACTTGTTCCAACAAGCGGTGTATCAAGACCACCGGTCCATTGACCCACTGTCGTCGCGCAACTTGCATAAACGGCTGGTTGCGCCGTCGGCAACTGAACTTCTGGATTGACCGTAGAATTATTAATATTAATCGCGAGATTATAAGCCAAATTTTCTTGAAACTCAACCTGAGACGCGGCAGTTATCCGAAGATTAGTGCCAACCGTTGTTAATCCACTTTCTGACAACATTTCTAAGGCAACCTCTCTAGAACTAAAACTTGAAATATATTCATATGCTGTACCTCGTTGTGATTCTTGAGAATCAGAAAAAACAAATGCTATTGTTAAACTATGGGTAGAAGTTGGATTAGTTCTTATTGTTTCAATTGATGCTGCAGCTTCAGGATTTTGAGCAGCAAATTCTGAACCTGGGCTAATCAATTCATTTAATTCTTCTGTGGTTTCTAATCCACTGCTTGGTGTATCTTCGGATGGTTCTGGTTCGGTTGAAGTTGAATTGTCCGAAGGATTTGAAAAATTCGCCACATCTTCAATTAAAGTACTGTCATCAGTAGATGTATCAACAGATGTTCCAGCTAAAGTCACGATGGTTGCAACTAATTGAGTACCAAACACGACAGTGCCGGTTCTTTCGTTTTCTATTCTAAACAGTCCCAACTCATTTCCACCCACAATGGTAAACAAAAGATTTGCCGGCAAAGGATGTTCTTGTCCCGCAGCAATAGCCTTTCGTTCAGCAATGGTCGACGTTTCGGCAATAAACCTCTCCATATCTGGTGTTCCTGATGTATCGACATACAGTGTAGCATTCTCTGCATCAGCGAAACTGGTATTTGTTGTTGCGTATTCAGACATTATTGTTTATGTAAATGATCCTAAATATTCCTCAGATCCGTCATAAAAATTGTCGAGTTCACGATAAGAGCCCCTGCCTGACCGGGGATTACTCTTTAAACGTTCATGAATATTTATCAAGGGTTGGTGTCCTAGTTCCTTACCTGGGCCGACTTTTCCACGAATATCGTGTTCGGCACGTTCCGCGTTGAGAATTGCGTTCCAACTACCTTCAGCTGAACGCTCGACTCCTGATATTTCAGGTAATGTACGAAATCGAATATCCTCATGAGCGAAGTTAAAATTCAAATTATTTGGTTCATCATCAAACTGATGGCCTGGATCACTGCGATTGCGTTTATAATGTCTATGACCAATTACAGCAAGATTTTTAAGCTCGTTACTGCCAATTAACTCTCTTACGGCCGTAAATTGTCTTTGTGTGTGAGGATAAGATTCGCGGCCCGGATGACCGGTAAGGTCAATCCCAACACTTATCCTATTCATATGCCCGGCGTGCCATGGAGCATATCGTTCTGGAGGTGCCAAGAGAACAATTGTTCCATCCTCTAAAATCACAAAATTGGTACCAACGCGTCTTCCTAAACCATGACTAATCCAGCGCTGTACTGCGGCCGGGCCGTCTGGATAATGTCTCCCAGCTGTGCTGTGAATCACTATTGTTGTAGCCCCTTCTAAGCTGTTCTCACGAGTATACCACGGGCCGGCGCCGCTGCGGAGCCTAGGCAGGTTGCCTACAGGAAAAGAACCAGCACTGGTGCCCAGTGGGGCCCCTGACGGGCCTGTTGCGCCTAGGGGGGCACCACACCGAGCAGCTGCATACGCAGCGGCAGACTCTAACCCCTCTGCTCCTAGGTTTACCGATTGTTGACCAACAGCACCCAGAAAGATTGGACCTTCAAAGTTTTGTTTATCTTCAAAATCCAAATTAATAATGCTTCCAATAGCTGGAACTGGTATCGTATCGTCCATTGCAATGAACGTTGGATACAAGTCAATTATTTGTTGACTTGGACCGTGTGACGAGCCCAGTTGTTCTGGATCGGGAATCATACAGTGCAATTCTGGTATTATACATTTTATGTGTACACGTACAGGTGCCGGCAGGCCTCGAAGTTCAGAATAATTAGCTACCGGGCCGGTGGGTGGAATCGATGGTAACTCCACTCTAAGAACCACGCCCTTCCAAGTACCCCTATTTGATAAAACATTTGCAGTATACTGCTCCCTCGCTGCATATTTTGCCGAACTTAAAAAATCAACTTTGCGACGATCAATCCTGTCTTCTATAACTGGTCTATTTATCTTATTTAAAGCACCAATTTCGGCGCCTTGCAAGGGATTGTCTGCTATGCCGTCGCGTCTACTCACTATGCTACGTCCTTAACCTCTTTGATAATATCAAACAGTTCATCTTTGTCTTTATTGGTCAAGCCTTCGTCCTTGCCTTGTTTTTTCTGCAAGAGCGATACAATCTTCACAAGTTGTTCATTGGATCGTTGAAGAGTTTCAACGTATTTGGCTGCAACAACACCAACTTCCCTATGTTTATCATCTCCGGTAGACATATAGTTTACCAGTTCTTTAAGAAGCTTCTTTGTTGTCTTTCGATCTTCTCGAATATTGCTTATAGCTTCACCGAGATACATTTCTAGCTTTATCATGGTTTACCTCCACGATGTAATTAGAAATGAACTAAATTTCTCCCTTGTTCCATTTTTTCCTGAACTCTCTATATTTTATTCTCATTTTGTTCAAATTGTTGACAATCTGCTTTGTGTTCAAGCCGGTGATCTCTCTCATATACAAATAAACTGCTTTTTTGTTGAAAATTTCAATGTCATCCGAAGATTCGAAAAGAATTTTAATTGCCTGCAACACTTTGTATTCGTTAGGTTTTAAAGCGCCAGTGTCCCAGGATTTTACTTCTATATAAAAGCTTTCCCAAAATTCTTCTTTTTCTCTGCGAGTCTCATATTGATTATATGTGACAAGCTTTTCGTGAACTAAGCTTCTGGGTACGTCATATATGTCTATTTCTTGTCTATTCTTTTTAGCGTTCTTTTTGACTTTATGAATAAACCAGTTTTTTGTGATTACAGAAAAATAAGAAAAAGCTTTTGAGCCTTTGTTGGGGTCATATTTATCAAGAATCATGGTGAGCCACACCTTGCATTCATCACGAAGCTCATCAATGTTTGGAAGAGACGTAAATTTATAAGTAAAAACTATTTTATCAACCATCTCATTGAAAGCCGGCTGAATAAAGTCAATATATAACCGCGTTCTTTCTTTTATACAGTCGCTATTGGCGTATTGTACTATCGCATCTTCATGAACCTGTGTAAAATAGTGCTTTTTATTCGGCTTCTTCGAATTCTTCTTCGACATATAACCCCTCTCTTTCGAACAATTTTTCCAAACTTACATCTTCATCATCATGAAACAGAGTGTAGATATCCTTATATATCTCGACATCTTTTACAATTTGTTGTGAATGATTGATTAAATTCTTTAACGTTGCATCGCCATAAAAAGTTTCAAGTTCATGTACAGATTCCAAATGTTTAGAAAATCCAGTGACAGAAGACAACAAATCTCCTATATTTTCAGATAAAAATGCAAATTTTCTGAGAAGCCATCGAAGATAAACCATCAAAAAGATGTTTAATGCAACAGACAGTGCTAATAATATTGTTATAATAATCATTTGTATTCTACCTTCTTTAACCTTTTCTTTTCTGCGGCAACCTCTGTTTTAGTCTCTTCGATATGTTTATCGACAAGTTTGCCGGCGCGTTCTTTCTCGGAGAACACAAAGGGCATCGAAGGAACACGTTTTAAAGTTCCTTCCGACTTACACTCTTTACAGTCGGTTAGCTTTTCTTTGATTGAATGAACCGTTTGATATGATTTGTTGCACTTCTCACACAAATAAACATATCTAGGCATCTTGCTTAACTTCCACTAGTGGTGGATTTATAATAATTAGCTCACTTTGTGACGGACCCGTGACTGCAAAATCGAATCCCCTAAGAACTTCGGTAATGTCGCTCTGCTCCATTAACGATTTTTGTAGAGCCATCATAATAGCCCCCATTGCTTGATTAGATAATTTCATTTCATTCTCCTTTTTATCTTAAAATATTTTTTGCATTAGTATAGGGATCTTGAAAATCAACGATTTTAAGGGCCCGTACAATTTCGTCTATGCCCTCCTCAATTGTTATTGTCGTCTTGAACCCTAATTTGTTTATCTTCTCATAGCTCACTATATAATCTCTCTTATCTGCATCAGAACCAATCTCCTCGTAATGCACAAACGCATTGGTTCTCTCCGCAATCATGTTACACACAGCCTCCTTGCTGTAATTCATTGATGCATCACCAACATTGTAGACATTATTGATCATCTTATCCAGATTCTGCAAGGCGAATATAAACGAATTTGCCATATCTGCAACATGTATAAATGTTCTCATAAAGTCTTTTTCATAAACTACCAAATAACCATCCTTCATGCACTTGTTGGTGAAATCGTTTATAAGTAAATCCAATCTAAGCCTTGGAGATATACCAAACGCAGTGGCGAATCGATAAGCTATGGAGTTGTTCCTCTCCAGCAACATCTTCTCTGCTTCGGTTTTTGTATAACCATACAAGCTCAGAGGATTAAGTGGCGTTTCCTCTGTGCAAACGCCATCGACTGTGCCATAGTTACTGCCCGTCGAGCCATATAAGATCACCTGATCGGGCGTGCAGGCTTCTATCAAGTTGACGGTGCCTTGGACATTAACTTCTTTGGTTAGTTGGGGATTGTTCTTGCAAGCCGGAAACCCGACAATCGCTGCCAAGTGTATTACAACATCGTTTCCTTCGACAGCCGACTTTAGTTCTGGGGCCATTCTAATGTCCCCTCTCACAAAATTAAAGTTTTTAAATCTAAAAAATGGAAGAAGTTGATTCCCCCCAAACATTAAATTATCAAACACTGTCACTTCATGCCCAGCTTCCAAAAGCTTAGGCATTAGTGTGGTACCAACATACCCGGCGCCGCCGGTTACTAAAATTTTCATGTAAGGTTGCCCCTCTCGCGCTCTGTCTTTACAAAATTTGACAAATCTTCAACTATTTCTTGTTCGCTGTAGAGATAATCTGATTGTAAATCCCAATATTTGGAATGTTTCGTTTTCATGTTGTAATGCACCAAGTTTGCTGCCGGCAATTCTTCCGGATCTTTCGAGAAAACCTCTCTAGTCAGGTCCCCTATCTTTATGGGAGATGACGAAATGTTTAATATTCTCAACCCATTGCTTAGTGCTATTTCTATATCTTTTGACAAATTATCTAAATTATAAAACTGCATATAACTAAGCTTATTTGGGGCGTAACCATATCCCCCCCTTATCGCATCATATATGAAATTCTTTTTAAGACCTTTGCCAAATATCGATGGCAACCTAACTACCAAAGAGTCAAACTTTTTCAACGCATGTAACTCTAACATCCGGCGGTGGCGACCATATGGTCTTAAGTTATCAATTTCTATATCACAATCTTCATCAACAGAGTCCAAATTATCGTAGACCCCTATTGTTGATATTAGAACCAACTTTTTAAACCTAGTATTATTTAAACTATCTATCAAACTCTCAACAGAAGATAAGTCTTGTTTGGGGTTTTGATTGGCATACCACTTTACTCCAGGGGTGCCGGCACAGTATAAAGTGTCAATGCGTTCTCCTCGAATATCGTCAATGTTTTCAGAATTATAATGAGAACTAAAATCCACTTGATTCATTAAATTGGAGCCGACGAACCCTGTATGTCCAATAAGTGCCCTATCCATAGTTCCTAACCACGTCAATAATCCTAGAAAACCCCCCATCCGTTAAATCTAAATGTAGTGGGAGCAATATTGTGTCCTTGTCTGCTCTTTCCAAATTGGGCAAATCCGTTCTTAACCCCCCAAATATATCATATATGTCATTTCGCCTGTTGTTCACATTTACTTGAATACCGTTTTCCCACATGTAGTGAGCAAATTTCCTCCGTTTATGTACATGCACAGGAAATATCTGATAATTTGGAACCCTGTCGTCCTTATAATTTATTAATTTGATATTGGACAAGTCAGACAGCCCTTTTCTATAAGCCTCTCCTATCTCTCTTCTCCTAAAGAGTGCTGTGTCTAATTCTTCCATAGCAACGCACGCTAATGTAGCTGTTATGTCGTTCATGTTCATTTTAAACCCCAAACCATCCGGATGGGCAGGAAGTGGATCCAAAATGTCCGTTTTCTTGGCGTCCCTGTCGATACCATACCACACCTTTTTCTTTAATGAATTATAAATATCTTCTCTTGTGGTCGTAACGACTCCACCGTCACCACATGTGACAATCTTAACACACTGAAAAGAAAAACAGGCAACATCGCCTGTAGAACCAATTGGGTGGCCCCTGTATTCTGTGCCCATAGCGTGGGCGCTATCTTCAATAATGGGCAAATTATATTTTTGACCAACTTGGCGGATTTCCTCCAGATCTGCAGAGTTCCCAGCATAATGTACACACATAATCGCTTTTGTCTTATCAGTTATCTGTTTTTCAATGCTGATCGGATCAATGTTCAGTGTATCGTATTGGATATCTGCAAATTTTGGAATTGCCCCCATTTCTAAAATGGATGTATTCGTCGCGATGAAGGTATAGGGAGTACTCACTACCTCGTCACCATAGCCAACGCCCAAAGCCGCAAGGGCTGCCTTTAGAGCACTTGTACCGCTTGTACATGCAACAGCATATGGGGCCTTAAATTTTTCACAGATTTTTTGTCTGAACTCTTTTTCTTTTTTGCCGGTATTAATCCATGTAGATTTTAGTGTTTTTTCTACTTCTTTCGCTGCACGTTCTGGTACATTAACAGACCATGTTCTTATTTCTTGGCCTATTACATAGTCCTTATTTGCCATGCAACACCTCCCTATAGTACTTGACTGTTTCTTCTATTCCCTTCTCATGGTTGTAAAACTGAAAATCACCCACAATTTCATCCATTTTCCCAACCTTTAAAATTTTAATTGCGGCGCCGTCTTGATAATCAGTGTTAAATACCAAATCCCCTTCAAACCCAACTGCTTTGGAAATATATTGAGCGGTTTCTTTAATAGAATATCCTTTACCTTGAGCTAGATTGATAGGTTCAATTAATTCTTGATTATTCTCTGCTGCCTTGAGCATAATCTCACAAACGTCATCGATAAAGATCCACTCCCTTATGGGACTTCCTGTACCCCAAATCTCAAACTCCGATGCAGACTCTTTTTGACAATCTAACATTCTTATAATCATTCCATTCAATGCATGCACCTTGTTGGGATCCGTACTATCGCCCGGGCCATAGATCCCGGGCAACATCAGATTCACGCTCTTAACCCCATATTGCATACTGTAACATCTTGATAGAAAATACAAGATTCTCTTAAAATTTCCAAATGAAAACACAGAGGGATGAACAGGACCAGATAGCCACTCATCTTCGTCTTGTAAAGTTGATCCGTCGGCATAACAACAATTTGAAATAGGATTGATTATTATAGCTTTTGGAAAAACACGATTAACTACCTTATACAAGTTTATCGCCATGAGGCTGTTATCAGTTATAACCTCGGCAGCTTTAGCGGTAACATAGTGTACACTGCCAACGTTGGCTGCAAGGTTATAAATTACACCCACATTGCCAATGTCACCTACAGCCTGAAGAAAACTATCATAGTCTCTCAAATCACACTCAGCAGTAGACAAACCCACCACATCGTGTCCCCTATCAGCTAAAAACTTAGATAAGCTCTTCCCAACGAAGCCGGTATGGCCCAAAATTAAAGATTTCATTCTCCTCCTCTCAATCTTCCAGTTAAAATGTCCTTTAACATAATCCAATCACAAGCTTTTGCCCACAGCGGATTCCCAAAGGCAGCTGGCCTATTCTTTTCAAAAAAATAATGACCAGACCATGCAAATGGATAAACCACAAATGGGATCAATGGGATCAAAAGCCAATGTGAATTATAAAATACAAAAACTGTGAACATAATTGTGAATAGCTGCCCTAGAACGTGCAGCCTACGACACCACTTGTTTTGATGCAATGTTAAATAATATTGATAATATTGTCTAAATGTCATTCCAATCCACTAATTGTTCCACCCATTTGTGTATTTTATAAATCTCACGAGATTTCATTTTTCCTCCTTAAAAAAAACTTCTGTATTCATGACTTTATCACATATAAACAAATCATATATTGGCTTTCCAAGCTCAAGTTTATGATACTTGACTCCCCACTCTTTAAATTGATTTTCCGTCACACTTCTCCAATCTAAACCGGTACCAGTTCCGCGGGCGGTCCAATAAACAATAGTGTTGCCCTCGTCATATAGTTCATTTATCTTGCCAATTCGATCAAAATTTGGTTTTGCCTTAGAATAATTTCTATCTGGCGAAGAAATGCAGATTGTTTCATCGATGTCAACATATATTATCATCAAACACCTCGCAAGCTTTTTCGCTTTTCTAACTCAGAACCAAAAACCTCTCTCGGGCCCTTCTCTCCAATTGATTTTTCAACGTTTCGTATTCCATTTACCAGTTTCATCAATCCAATTGGCTCAACTGATGCCAACTGATCACTACCCCACATTGTCCTATCCAAGGTAATGTGTCTTTCTATCCAAGAAGCTCCCAAAGCTGCAGCAGCAAATGTCGTAACTAGTCCATATTCGTGGCCGCTATATCCAATTTCTTTATTTGGATATTTTTCTTTTAAATGCTGTATGTAAGATAAGTTTAATTCTTCTATATTGGAGGGGTAGGACGAATTAGTGTGCATAATGACGTCTGGATTGCAAGCCTCGACGCATTTTTCTATTTCTTCCTCTGTGCTCATACCAGTAGAAATTATAAGAGTTTCACTATGCTCTCTCGCATATTTGCAAAGCTCTAAATTAGTTATTAGTGCAGATGGAATTTTCATAATTGATTCTTTATATTCACTGCAGAAATCCACCGAAGGCAAATCCCACACAGAAGAAAACCATTTAATATTTTTAGATTTACAATGTTTGTCTATTGCAACAAAGCCGGCGTTTCCAAACTCAATCTTTTTTTTATAATTAATATATTTCATCTCTCCCCAAGGAGTCTGACGTAACAGATCTTGTTGTTTTTTTGGAACACATAAATCCGGAGAGCGCTTTTGAAACTTAACATAATCACAGCCGGCAATAGCTGCGACATCGATTAGTTTTTTTACAATGGGTAATGAACCATTGTGGTTGATTCCAATTTCTGCAACAATGTTTATCACCTTCTATTTTCTCCTTTAAAGTTATTGAAATCCTTTAAATAATCCACATCAAATATCTTATTTTCCAGTGAATAAAAGAGTGTATCTTCGCAGTATAAATTCTTATCTAACTCGTCCACCGCTTTGGATTTTACAATCACCACATAGTGACACACTTCGAAACACGCTGGGTAGTCCTGTCTTCTGTAAAGTTTATGATTGACCACTTTTGCGCCTCTATAATTATCCAGCGTATAATAACTCATATAAGGGTGGTTTCCAATACTTTTTCCACAGAGCAAAGAATTGGCTTGATTTTCCAAATAAAAATCATATATTCTTTCAACTTCTTCAAACTTTCTCTGTGGATACGTTAGATACAAAGTAATCAGATCTTGATCGGATGTAATATTGAAGTTTTGTATCACATCCTTTATGACAAACTTCATACTGGTGTCATCTCTTGATAGTTCAGGACCCCTTTGCAGGGTCTTAAAACCGTACTCTTCTGCACGATGTATCAATTCCTCATCATCAGTAGTAACAATTGTACGATCACATAAGTATTTAGGTATTTGCCGAGCAGTATAATCAAATAGGTATCTATTCTTATTAGGAAACCCCTTTGAATTTTTGCGAGCAGGTATTGTTATCCAAAAATTTTTCACATTTCAAGAACCTTTTCTATTCTATTGGTATCTATATACTCTCTGGCTTGTAAAAACGTTTCTAGTGGCATGTTACCAAAATTTACAGGATTTCCATTCTTATCGTTCAGTACTTTCGTTGCATCATCTAATTCTAACACATATTTATGAAAGTTTTCATCACAATTTGGTTGACCAAGCTTATCAAAAGAAATATCAAAATACTCCGTCAAATTGGGGCGCACAGTATTCCACATTTCTGTCCCGGGATATGCGGTCGCCGTAAACATTTTTGAATTAACGCTGGCCGCGGCGCTATTATACTCTTCTGTATCGGGGAGCGTTCCTTCTGTCCAAAACTCTTGTTGCCACTTTATAAAAGCAACACTGGTTTTAAGATGTTCCAAATCCTCACCAGGATAGCCCATAATCCAGGTACAATTGCCATGAATATTCGTCGTTTTGCAATTCTGTACTGCGTTTACCATTGTGGTAGGAAATTCATGAACAACTCCATTAATTTTCTTTTGAGTTAAACCATTTTTTAAAATAAAACCGCCCTTCTTCATCAAAGTTAAGGTGTGAGCCGAAGCAGATTCAGCCCCAAAGCCAATATAGACGCAACCAGACTCTGCCATATCATGCAATCTTTCATCAGCTTCGTCCATTCTTGTATGTGTTCCCCACCTAACTTTATCCAAACCGTATTCTTTGAATACCGGGACCATTCTTTTTATTCTTCTTTTGTCAACTGCAAAATTATCATCCGGAAAGCCGATAAAATCTAAACCATATTTATCAACATACTCCCTCACTTGCTTTGCTATATGCTCGCTGGAGCGCATTCCATAGTTTCTTTCCCCTTGGGCGCCTCGATAACAAAAGGCGCACGCATACGGGCAGCCGCGGCTACTAACAGTGGTAAGGCTCCTCTCCATCTTAAATGGAGTTGCTGAACTATTGTTAGCCGCTAGGCCCCAAACTGGCACATTGATATAATCTTCCAATAAATTATGCCCATAAGGATCCGACTCCAATAAGTCAAAAGCCGGATACGGCAGATCATCTAGGTTCCTTGGCCTATTGCCTTCGTATTGAAATCTAGGTTTATTATCAATCTCTCCAATGTAATATGGGCTCAACTTGGTTGACTTAACCGCTTTCTTAATGCCGTGATCTTTAATTACTTTTGCATCATTCAGTATTAAAAGAACTATATCATCGCCCTCAGAGCGACCAATTGCATCAAGCTCCGGTATCCATTTAAATAAACCTGTCTTAATCTCTGTTGCCAAGCCGTTACCAGTGACCAAAAAACAACCTGGCTGGTGTTTTCTAACCAATTTGGCCATTTCTTCTTGCCACCTCAACGTAGTGATCTTACCTGAGAAAGCAATCACATCCTGATCTCCAACCTTTCTTATATGTTGAATAAGAAAATTTTCTGCTTCCTCATATGAGAAGTGCCGGCCAATGGGTAAATTCCTTTTTTCAGATATCTCATCTTTTATTCGATAACCATTTAAATCAAGTATGTGGGCCTCCGCACCATACCTTCTTGATATGGCCGCCAATATCGCAGGACCCTCGGGAGGTACATTGGGCATGGCTGTTTCTCGAAGTGGCATGTTTATAAATGTAATCTTCATTCCCGCAAAAGAGTTGAAATTCAAATTCAGTTCTTTTATAAAATCACTGGGGTGTCTTATGAGTCTTTTATTCTTGGTCACTGCGATTATCTATCATATAATAACACACATGAAGGCAGTTTTTAATGCTTTTAATTTCTCTATCATACTTGGCTGCACCCCCTCATATCTGGTGATCGCTCGCATACCATGTTCGTTTTGAAACAGCTTCATCCACTTGAATACTATTGCAGATTATATTATTGCTCTTAAAATCATGTTCCATTGTTGTGAAAAACTCAAAAGTCACTTCCGGGAAGAATTTAGCAAGATAGTTCTTATATAAGTGCTTCATATGTTCGCCCTCATATCTTATTCTCATTGACCACCACTCCCGTGTATTGTATTCGGGTGGAGTTAGATACCAAGCTTTTTTAATATCTAAATTATTGTAAAAATCTATACCATAATAAACTATGTGTTCTGCTTGTAATTCTAGAATCGCATATAAAGTGGTATAATAAGAACTATTGCACAAGAGCTTATCTTCATACACCGGAATTATATATTTCTCTGCCTCTTCGGGCATGTGTTCAATCGGGCGGCCATCATATGTATACATTTTATCCAGATTCCTGTTTGTGGGCCCTCTCCATCGATGAACATAGGGTTCATCTTCTGATATATATGGCAAATAACCAAGGTTGTTTAATGTCCCCCCTTCAAAATGTTTTTTCTGTTCTTCCTTAGCCTTTTGCCATAAAAGCCAATCAGGTTTAAACTTATTGGTTAAACATTTTTTGATTTTAATTTTATTAAACACAGAGGCGTTAAAACCGGTGTCGGCGCTCACTGAATTGCACATAAGATAAATGTCTTTTTCTTGGAATTTATGCAAAATTTCTGGATTTTTGACCGTGTTTCTGTGATCATTAATCAACAAAATATCTTTAATATTCTCATGATCCTGTTTGCCAAACATAGTCAGCGATGGGCCGGCGCCCAAAATACAAACTTTTTTCACTTTAAACTCTCAATCTTTATTGTTTTTAAGCTAGGATCTGCTCTTAGAAATCTGATATCTCCAGCCCAAGTTTTCGAGGGTCCCCATGGGCGCTCAAATAAACATTCAGTTTTTGCAAAAAGGCTTTCATTGATAAAATGGTTTGTGATAACCTCGTGCGAACTAACGTGTTCTAGTGGCCACATTTTATTCATCCCCATGGCAATGTCTTCATAGGTGTCAAACACTCTTGTCACCTTTAGCAAATTTTCACTATTTCCCATAAAATATATATCGTTTATTTGATGTGGCATGATGGTTCCATTTTCCGTGCGAACTCCTGTTATAGGGCCGGCTATGTAAAGCTTAGAAGAATCGTATTTTTCAAATTCAAACTTTTTAAACAAAGCAATATCGAATCTTGTCAAGACTATTTGATCGTATTTGAAATTGTTCCTTTTTTCATGCTCTTCGGCTAGTTGCACTACTTTTTGTCTAGAATACCACATGCTCTTGAGACAATAAGCATATGGGACCGGTAGCTTTTCTTTCTTTATATGACCCCTAAGCTTGAAATCTCTATTTGGTTCAAACACGCTTTTAATCGGTTTATATAGATTTTTAATTCCCTCTTCGTGAGGGATGCTCCAACTATGGATAAAGACATCAACATTACCATGAAACAAGATAGAGGGGTAGATGTACTTGTCATAGCCATAGTGGTAATCTATTTCTTCACCCTTGATCCACTTATCGACATTTCCTATAAATCCGGAAAGGCATAAAGCTACTCTCATTTTTCACCTACCTATTAATATAAACTAAAATATTACTATCTTTATCCATTATGTCTGTGCCCGGGCGGCGGTGAATATGTTCGCTTAGTCCACAGTGACGAAACAAATTCTCTTTATTTCCGATAAAATTATTATATAAATCATCCACCACTTCGCGGGAATATATATCTTCTATAAATAATGCCCCATTTTTATTTAAATTCTTATAAAACTTATTTAAAACATACATCTGCTGCTCAGGAATATGTGACCCATCATCGATAATAACATCAAATTTTTTCTCATCTAGTCCTGTATATTTAAGTATATCGCATTCTATAAGGGATATATTATTCGGCAGATTAACTAGAAAAGCTGCGCGGCCGAAGGGGCGGCTGTCGACCGGTTTGTGGTTTTTAGCTAAAAGTATATCAACACCAATAATCTCAGGGCTACCAAACCACACATCCCAAATGCACAAAGAATGACCATATTTTATACCGATCTCCAGAACAGAATTGACATTCATATCCCTCCCTTTTGTGTATTGCCAATAAGTTTCTAAATAATTATGCGCCGAATCCTTATCGGACCAGCCACCGCACTGGTCCATTGCTAGGTCTCGGAAATAACGCCATTTTTTAAGAGAATGAACTTCTTTTGGCCATTTGAAATATTCCCAATCAAAGGCCCTAAGACCACTGCTCAATATGTGCATTCCGCTCTTAGACGCCATAATTCTATTATTTTTTCCAATATCCATATATTCCTTCATTAATTTCATAATATGGCCAAACAAATCTTTCTCTGTTCGGCTGCTTAACAGCCCAGCTCCACATTCTAGTAAGACCTTCTTCAAGATCGGTTAAATGTTTAAAGTCAAGCAATTCAACTGATTTTTGCCAAGTGCTCCAAGCATGTTTTGCTTCATGTCTTTTTTCCAAATAAATTGGTTCTAAATTGGTACCAGAAATTTTTATTAAAGTTTCACAGGTTTCTTTTATGGTCGACTCTCTTGTTCCGCCTAAATTTATAGTTTGATCAACACAAGAATCCCTCTGAGAGGCATTCCAAAATGGCTCTAACGAATCATCAACATAACTAAAGGCTCTTGTCTGCAATCCGTCTCCAAAAATAGTTGGGGCTTGCTCATTTAAAATTTGAAACATCCAAATACCTAAAACATTTCTATACTTATCCCAAATATTTTGCTTAATGCCGTAAAAATTATGTGGCCTAATGATGGTATATTTTAGCCCATGTTGTTCATAGGCTATTTTCAAATCTTGCTCAACAGAAAATTTCGCAACACCATAAGGATCAATCGGAGCCTGTTGCATATCTTCATGGAAAGGCGGATCATGTCTATTTCCATATACTGACATTGAACTGGCAAACACAAACCGCTCAACATTGTACATTATACTGCAGTTGATCAAGTTAACAGAAGCAATTAAATTATTTTCATAATTAAACTTTCTAACAAATGGACTCAGCCCCTCGGCGGCGTATGCAGCAAAGTGATAAACTATATCAGGCTTGTATTTTTCAAAAACTTTCGAAATATCATCATATACCAAATCCAAACAATAAAAAACAACTTCTTTATTAATGTTTTCTTTATATCCGCCAGATAAATTATCAATACCGACAACCTTATGATCGGTGTTATCAATTATCCAATCGGCCAGGCGGGAACCTAAAAGTCCAGCTACTCCAGTAATTAATATATTCATTAGATTTCATTCCTATCTATTCCATATTTTTTAAAATATAGATCATCAGCGCTGCCCCACGAAAACCAGCCCGGATAATTTGTTTCGCCCAAGTTCCTACGATCTTTAGGTGCTTTAGCGATTTTCCACGGACTAAAAATAGCCACCTTTTCTGCTCCGCTAAGTGTAGCCGCCCACCAAGAGAACGTGCTATTAAATATTATAACCTGATTGAAGCTTCTTATTAAGTTAAAATCGTCCATAAAATCATCACGCAATCCTCCAGAGCCGTCAATTGTTTCTTTTCCATTGCAATGCACAACAGGTTCCAGATCGGAAAAACCTTCCACAAGGTGATTTATATATTCTAACGATTGCTCTGGCTCAACCCATGGAGAATTTGAAGGAGGGTTCGGGCCGATAGAAATTTCGTGCCTAATTCTCTCTATATCTTCAAGAGTGTAAGGGGACCATTTCTCCGCATCAGTAACAATATGAAGCCTATCATATTCAAACGATTGCAAAGCTTCCTTGAACGAATCAGCTGTGATATGATTCTTGTTGTGGCTAACTTGAACAAGCCTGTTCTGAAGTCTTAAATGCAATATTACATCCTTCTTATTCGTAATTGAAATCGAAGGAAACCACCGCCTTATCTCAGACAAAAATGTCTTAAACACCTTAAAATCTTCAAAATAGCCATTAACCACTATATTACAATCCGGCAAATCGGAAAACAACACTTTTTTATAATTTTCATCACTTATAACAAGGCTAGACAACGGAACAGGGTTGGGATTAACCGACTGGGATATGCCCATCTCGGGAATTGCTCGATGCTCTAAAAACAAGCCATGACGCTCGGCTAACAGCCTGGCCATGCAATACTGAAACAGGTTATTTCCGAACCCAATTGTCAGATTTGCTCTAACTGTTCCCTGTTTCTTCATATCTAAATAAGTCCCCGTATGCATTTCTCAATTTGTCTATAACTTCTGTACTCTCTCTCACAACGACATCAAAGCCGCACTCTGCCAAGGCAACCGCATATTTCAACTGTTGTGATTCTTCAAGAGAAGCAACGCCCTTTTTATATGTAACGCCGTCAATCTCGACCGGTACGGCTTTATCATTCTTATCAATGAAGTCTTTTACTTGAAAGTCTAAATGCTTGGTGTTAATCGCGTTAGATGCCTGGCAAATGTCTGCCGGCAGATCATTTAATTCGCAGCACCTGATAAAGGCTCTTGTGTCTCTTGGGAAACAGGGGCCGCCGAATCCAAAACCGTAGCCCAAATATTTTGAATTAACTCTGCTATCTCCCGCAACAGCAGCCAACACCTTATGGGGATCAGCCCCCATTTTTACTGCCAAATCGCCGACCATGTTGGCATAAGAGATTTTAACAATAAGAATACAATTAAGAGAGATTTTTATTAATTCGGTCTCCAATCTAGAGTTTTTAAAAATGCTAGGTTGGTTCAGGCACATCTTGGCATAAACCTCTTCCACTTCATTTGCTGCCTGTTCATTGTCTGCTCCAATGTAGACACAATCAGGATATGCTTGATTTCTCATAATTGTGCCTTGTGCAATCATCTCGGGGTTGTAAGTTACAATCCAATTATAAGGCTGCAGCCTATCAGATACAGTATCTGAATAACCTGGATTTACATTTGAAGAGATGACAAGATGTTTTTGGTCGCTTTGGTGTCCCAGTTCAATCAAGGAGCTTACAACAGCCTCCACTTGAGAAACATCATATTTGCCATCTGGGTCCGACGTGGTTCTGACTAATACAAAAACAAGCTCCGCATGTTCTATTGTTTTTACTAAATCTGTTGTTGCAATAAAATTTTTACTAGTGGAGAGATGTTCATTAACGCCGGGCTCATATGATATCAGAGTCTTATTGTTGATTAAGTCAACATAGTCCTGATTAATATCACAACCAACTACGTTATATCCCGCACCTTCAAGCGAAAGAGAGAAACACAACCCCAATCTTCCTATACCGATTACAGATAAATTATTCATCTTGCAACCTCCTTAAAGAATTTCTCGTAATTTTTAGCTGCCTTGACCATTGAAATGGGTGACTCGATCTCGTTATTGCAGGTTTTACCATAGTCTAGTTGGGGAGGGCGAGGGTCCTCTAAAAAAGAAAAATCCCACTCTTCTTCTTGAACTATAGTTGCATCTTTTCCGGCTATTTCTTTTGTGCCGCCAGACGATGAACAAACAATTTGACAACCACACGCTCTTGCATCGATCACTACATTCGGACAATGATCCAGATAAGCCAAATGTATAAAATATTTTGATGCCTTGAATAGCGACAACAAAATATCCGAATCCAAGTTCCCAACATAAAATATCCTAGGATGCTCTACAATCTCATCTGGGTTCGGGCCAGCTACAATCAAACAGTCCTCTTCGTGTGAGAAGTTTAAAAAATATTCTATATTTGACTTTAACCTTTTAAACACATGCCAGTGTGACGCGCAGGACCAAATGTTGTTATATTTCTCGCGATATTCTTGAAATCCGGGACTAACTGTCTGTATGTTCAGCATATCGGCCCCATTATTGACAATGCAATAATTATCGTGTTTCCCAAACCACTTAAAAATCAAATCCTTGTTAAACTGTGTTTGGAAAACAATGCCGTTTGCTCTGTCATAAGTTTTTCGAATATTGTAATTCATCTTATCACAATCAAAATTAGCATTAAAATATATCCCGTCCAACCGCTGAATCATTGGAAGATCCGGCCTAATGCCAATGGATTCAATAAAAGTTAGTTTTAAATCATACGGAAAACAAGATTTAAAAGTCGTTCCGCGTAATTCAAGATATTTCATTAATTTCTGAGCAAAATAGTTGGGCCCAGAATTAGAATTTAAATTAACGTTCTCTAAAAAGACATTCACAGCGAAGCCAGCCTTTGATAAGGCTTCAGGCTGCGTATGGTTTGCTCAGTCATAAGCTGATCTGTTCTGTTGACTCGATCATCAGACAGTGGGTTCAATCGATTATAAACATATAAAACTTCACCAATAGCCTTAAAATGCGCTGGACCAGACATCTCAGCCATTGGCCACATCATGGCTTGATCGCCAGTCGTTGACCAAAACTCGCCCGTCTTGTTCATCAGATCTTTTCTTTTTATGTTGCAAAACAATTGTTTCCGAAACGTTCCCAAATGAGAAAATTCCCAAGTTTTACTCCTAATTGAACCGGCCCAATAATGTGAATTAATTTTAGGATTTACCACTTCTCCAGTTGGCTCAACAACATAAGAGCCGTTTGTCATCCAGATTTTAGATGATTCATAAACCTCATTTAGTTTACTTAACACATTTGAATTGTACAACCAATCGTCTCCATCCAATATAACAACAATTGTATCATCTCGTAGTGAATGAATTACATTATATAAATTTTCCATCTTTCCCTTGTTAAAAGGATTAATTTTAAATTCAAATTTTCCCCGAATCAAAGAATTGTTTTCAATATATTCCTCAACAATAGAAGCGGTACCATCTGTTGAATGATCATCTATATATACAATATCATATTCATCATAATTCTGATTAATAACAGAAGACAAATTTCTACTAACCCAAGCTTCACAATTAAAGGCCGGAATGACAATTGTAAAATGTTCTTTCATTGTTTACTAACACGATTCCAAAATACACCCCTCCTAGACTTAAGATAATCAATAATACTGTCTACATCGTCAGTATTAAACCATTCTTCATCAAGATGTTGTACGTTTTCATTAAGCTCCAGCTCGCATCCCAATAATTTAGCCTCTATAACATAACGAGGACAAGTATCCAACCCAGAAGGTTTAAAACAAATTCCCTTAGCAGTTGCAAGCTTTTCTAAAACTTCTAAATGGGTGATATCACTAATAACGTCATATTCTATATTATTTTCAGTACACCACTTTTCAGAATCCGCAAAGCCCTTTACCCAAGAACGAGAACCCAAAACAAGATATTTCTTCCTGTCCGCTGGCAATTGGTTTCTTAAGTTTTTTATTTGATCAAAAAATTCGCCATCAAAAATAGAACCCAAAACAAACAACTTGCTCTCATCTAAACCATTGAGACTGTTTTTATAAATCTCCATTTGTTTTTGAGACATAAAATGCGTCATAACAGAGCGATTAACAAAGTTGGCAATTATTTTTCCCTTATCGGTCTCTGCATAGTCACATTCTTTCTCTTCTAGCATTTGATACAAGAATGGGTTCCTATATTCACAGAATTTATAATCAAATTCAATAAAATGATATTTAACCTTACTGTCAATAACATATTGGAGAATCTCATCGCTCATCTGTGAAATATTTCCAAAAATCCAAGTTGATTCTTTGTTAGAATCAATGAAGGTATTCGAAAGCTGGGCACAATTGATGGTTGATTTTGTCCCGGGGCTATCATCTATTAGAGCCTGCAAGCTTAACTCTGCCCCACCTAAAACCTGATGAGAAAAGAAATCGCTGACAAAAATAAAATCTTTTTGTTCTGCCACTGCAGGCTTATTATTAAGAAATATACTATTAACAAATTTCTTATATAGAACCTCTTTTGTAAAATTCTTGCGAATCCACTTATTCAGCTTTTTTGCTTGACTTTTAAATCGATTATAATCTTTATATACTTCGCGGAGCCTCTTCTTATATGAAATCTCGTTGGCATAACACCACAGAGAATCCTTTTGTAAGACACCATCCCAATGAGCTTCTTCTTGAATAGGCTGTAGAGTATATTCAACTTTCGCGAAATGCGCTTTATTCTTTGTCTTTCCTGTTTTCTTGTTCTTTATAGGAACATACAAAAAGTCAACATGCCCGCTCCAATCAGGAGCGACAACAGGAAGCTCATTATAAGCAGCTTCAAAAATAGGTAAACCAAATCCTTCTCCGTGTGTTAAACTAACCAATGATTTAATTTTTGAATGTTGATATAGTGCAGTTATCTCGTTCTCGGTCATTGATCCATGAAGAAGATACACTTTACATTTTCTATCTTTGTTCTCATTCAATAATTGTGTTATTGCTTTCTCTGTTTCCAGACGATCTTGAGTTGAATCACATTTGATATTACACTTAACAACCAAACCAACTTCATCGTTTTTAAATTCCTCAACAAACCACTTAATTGTGTTATGCATGTTTTTTCTCGGAGAAATTTGTGCAACAGTCAGAAAATTAAAATTATGATCCAAATTTAAATCCAATTTTGCCGGCTCAAAGTCTCTGACGGGATAGTGAACTACCTCAATAGGAGTTGTGCATCGAAAATCCTGAATAACTTCTCCTGTTTCTTTGTTTTGAGCCTGATAAGATGAATTCTCATAAACCTGCTTGGAATGTTCAGAAACAGTAATGATTTTATCCACCAATATAGACTTTTCAATCCACTGTGGGGCGACTTTGGTAGTTTCAATGCCAGCAGTTACGCCAATATTGACTGGGGCCATTTTCTCCCATTCATTCGGAATAGTTACTTGAACAGATATATCGAATTGACCTCCGGAGTTAATATAGGCATATGTTTTATCTAATGTTGCATCAATCCAACGTCTTTCTTCGTTGTCTTCCCATGTCCAACCGGTTTGGCCCCAATTGATATTTATGAGATAAATATCGAATAGATCTTCACGACTTCTCAGCGAACGAAGAACAAAACGACCGTGTTCACCATATCCAGAACGACTTAATACCGGCGCTCTAACAATAATCTTTTTCATTGTATTTCCACCATCTTCCAAGCTTGATAATGTTTTCTAGTGTCCCAAGAGCCATATTTTTCACATATGTCATCAATAGTTTTAACCCATTGATCTTGAAAATTATCAAAATTGTAATTCATCAAAACGTGCTGCAGACCCCTTTCTCCGAGACGCTCTCTTTCTTCTTTGGATTTCTCAAACATCTTGACCATCGCAGCCACAACATCGTCTCCGTTGAGTCGATCTTCATAAATCCAAGGAATTTCCTGAGATCCGATAATTGATTTGGAAACCGGTTCTAATCCAATACCAAACCACTCCTCGCCATTAGTAACCTGTTCTTGCAAGCCACCAGTCATAGTCACTATGATCGGTGTTTGACATGCTAGTGATTCTAGTGTTGCAAGACCAAATCCTTCAGCATCGGAAACATTTATTGTACAATCTGCAATATTATACATCATAGCTAATTGTTGAGGAGGGTATTTTTGAGTTGATAATAAAACTTGCCCATCGGACATCTCCAATTTTTCAATAATAGCTGTCAAATCTTGACCATTCGGATCTTTTGGATCTGTATGCATAATAAGGCAAGCTTCGTCGCGACCCACTTTATCAAGAAATTCTTTAAACCAAAAAATCAAACTGCCAGACTGTTTTCTTCTAGCATTTCGATTGTTCCACAAAAATACGAATTTATCTTTTGCATCACTACTCAAAGTTTGAATTTTTGAATTCATAATATCGATTTGTGAAAGTTTCTTAAAAATGTTTGTATTAACTGCATGTGGAATATAGTGTCTCTCCACTTCTGGAGCAACATTTGCGACAATATCATCTGTGACTTTCGATATTGTGCAGACAACATCATTTGATATATACCATTTTCTATTATATGTTGGATATGGGTAGTTATCCCAGACATGATAATAAACCATTGGACACAGTGCTCTAATTTCATGCTCTATTTGCCACAACCAGCCCCAAAAGCGAGGATCTGTCATAAACCATACCATATCTGGTTTCTCTTTTCTGACAGCAGATCTTATGATGTCTGCGTTTCCATATCCCTCAACTGGATGGATGATCCAATCATCTTTCCATTCTTCTGTTCTAATGGGGTCGCTATTTTGGTGTTGAATGGCGCCGCCTAAGCTGACAATTTGATAACGGCCAGACTTTAACAGAGCTTCAATAACATATTTTGTTTGAGTTCCAACTCCAGAAGGTGCCAGAGGGTGATCAGAGATGGTTAAAATTTTTCTTTTTTTCATATTACCTCGTACAATGTTCTGTATTATTAAATTCACACCTTCCACAAGAAAGCCTGTTTTTGATGTATCTTTTTCTTGAAATACTATATAATGCTTTGTTTAATAATTTTAGAGCATTGTCTGTTTTTTTTGGACCACTAGTGACTCTGAAAATCTCAACATTGTCTTTTTTTGCTGTTCTCTTCAATAAAGCAAAATGAGTCTCAATGTTTTTGGGATCAACACCGTGCTTTTTAGCAAAATAGTGCTTATACAGTGTTAACTGGTAAGTTACCATTGGTTCCGCTTTTTTTCGAGCATCCCAACCCCATCCACAAGTCTTCCAGTCGATAATGTGATATTTTCCATCAGACGTTTTAACAACCAAATCAATAAAGCCTTTAAAAGAATAATCGTCTAAATTCTGTAAATCAACTGGTACCTTAAGCAATTCTTCAGAAGAAATTACAGTGTAGTCTCCCAAATACTCTGAAACTGCCGGCAAAATCAAATCAACTATTTTAGTTCCTTGTGTTTCCATGGAACTGACCAGATCTTGCTTTAATTCGACTTTTTTATCAATAAGCTCGGTTAGTTCTTTCTCGAATTGTTCAAAAAAGTATTGCTCCGCTCCGTTATTTTTCTTTTCGGCAAGAAGCTTTTCACAGGTCGAATGAATTGCTTTACCAAAAGCAGTGAATTCATTGCCCTCAAACTTTGTAACTCTGTCAACATATGTTAATTTGTGATAATAAGGACATTGAACCCAATTGCGCAGTTCCGAAAATGATATGTGTGGCATTAAGACCTCTTAAATGCAGCTATAGACATTATAACCTATTCTTCGTATTCTTTAAAGACTAAATTTTCAATTTTTTCATAAAGTTTGGGACTGATCTTGGATAAGTACCCAGGATCTTTGAGAAAATAAAAATCAAAGCCGTCTGCAAAGTATTCTCTCAGCGATGTTGCTCCATATGGAGAAGAAAATAATCCCATAGTCATATAAGTGAGTTTGTCGTATCCAATATGTTGATATAAATATTCATCAAAATCTTCATTATAATCTAATTCATCAAAATATTCTTTTGAAACACCGTATTCCTCGGCTTTCATTATTTCATAAAGTCTGTTTCTTTTTCCGAGAAACTCTTTAATAATTGTTTGATCAGAATAGATGTACTCAGCTAGTCTTTCTTCGACCAAGTGAGCTATCTCATGAACAAGGTCTTCAACCATGTTATCTTCATCACTTTGGTAATTGGTAATATATATTGTTCCATCTTTATAAATCGAATTTAGACTTCTTTCATCCAGTTCATCAAATTGACCAATAAAGATAGTTTCTAAGCCGTATATCAAATGCTCCGGAACTATTTTTTTTATGAAATTCAGTACATAGTCCAAATTAAAACCATTTGGCAATGAATCCTTGATATAGGTATAGATATTGTTAATTAATACTTTTTGTTTTGACTCTTTGAGTGTATTTTCGATATACTCGTTCACAATTCTTACACTTTATGTTCTTTGTTACCTGTGTCATCAAGTTCGTGTTTCATCGCTTTTTCTCCCGCTGCAACATCAGCGAGTGCTTGATGGTATCCTCTAACCCAGTTTTCTTCGGCAACAACCATAAGAAATTCCGGAAATTCTTTTGATATTGTATCAACAATCATTTCAACAGTAATTTTTCCATCTTCGGGGCTGTGTTCTTCGCCAACATAATCAACGAGCCAATTTTTAAGCTCGGTGTCGGGCACTACTTCTTCAGTTAAAGCTGGATTTTCTCCTAAATTCATCTTATTCTCCATGTTTATAGTAATTTAGCTGCAAGAGACGCAACTTTTGAGCGTTCGCCTTTCTGCAAAGTTATGTGGCCGGCCAAAGCCTCATTTTTGAACTTTTCTACTGCATAAGTGAGACCGTTGGTGGTTTCATTGATATAAGTATTGTCGATTTGTTCAATATCGCCAGTCAAAATAATCTTTGTGTTTTCACCCACTCTTGTTATTATAGTCTTTAATTCGTGAGTTGTTAAATTTTGTGCTTCATCAATCATAATAAAAGCGTTCGATATAGAGCGGCCTCTAATGTAGGTTATTGCCTCCATCTCTATTATACCATCTTTCATGTAACTTTCCAAGGTTAATTTGTCATTTCCCATTAAATATTGCAAATTATCTTGAATTGGCAGCAGCCATGGCATCATTTTGTCTTCCATTGATCCAGGCAAAAAACCGATGTCTCTCCCAACGGGCTGTATTGGCCGAGATATGACCATTTTCTTATATAGAGGCTCTTGTAGTCCTCCTTTCCTTCCACGCTGTTCTAGGGTCTGTGAGAGGCCCGCAGCGATGGCACAGAGGGTCTTACCGCTGCCGGCACGGCCGACGAGGGTGATAATCTTAATTTCCGGATCCATCAGCAGATCAAAAGCAAATGTTTGTTCTTTATTTCGTGGCTTTATTCCCCAAATCCCTGATTTAAACTCGGGAACCTTATAGAGAGGGCTTTCATAACTCTCAAATCTCGCGAGGGCAGATTTTTTCTCGTTAGAGTTCGAAACTAACATAACATACTCATGAGCATGCAACACAATCTCATCTTTATCTAGAAATATTTCTTCTTTTTCATAAAATCTATCAATGATCTCTTCATCGATCAAGTGAGTCGAAAATCCGGTAAATATTTCAGTTCTGTCTTTTACAACTTGTTCTGTTCTATAATCTTCACACAACAAACCAAGTGCATCACATTTAACTCTCATATTAATGTCACGAGAGACAACAATGATCTTCTTATTGGGGTTATTTTGCTTTTCCGTTAAAGCTGTGATAATAATTTGAGTATCTGAATTTTCTATATCCAATCCAGGTGGACATAATAGAGGATCGTAACCTCTTACGAATAACAGGCCTTTTCCTTTTTCGATTCGAACACCCTTCTGAAGACTGCCCTTTATACGCAAGTTATCAAGGATACGAATCGCACCTCTGGCGTGGGCACCAACAGTGTCCTGTCGTTTCTTGTTATTGTCGATTTCCTCTAAAACTTTTAAAGGAACAAGAATATCGTTTCTACCAAAAGAGAAAATCGAACTGCGATCTGTTAAGATAGCGCTAGTGTCTAGCAAATAGGTCTTTTTCTTCATTGTGCCCACTATAAATAGTTTTTATACTAATATCGCTTATTAATATTCAAAAGAAAAAATATAAACCCAAAGAAAAAATATAAAGGCCACAATAAACCACAACCCAAAGAAAAAACAAAAACTTTGCTGTCGGTGCTTAAAAATTTTTCAAAAGTAAATATTTTATAACAAGCTCTGTATACTATTAAAGCCATAATTGTGTATGCTGCAGCAGTCAAGACAGGTGGAAAAAACAACAAAATATAAAAATACCCTAGCATAAACAAACAAAACAGAGAATATGCAAGACCTATATTTTTTTTCGTGATTATCATAGCGCCCTTAACATATTTGCTCTTTGTTGTCTGTGATTGCTTTCGGGTCGTTGTGCTACGTAAAGATCCAACGTTTTTTCTGGATCTTCTCTCAAAATACGTCTAAATCCACTAACACCGGTAGAATTAGCAATTGCAAGTGCCCAAGATAACCTTTCTGATGGCCAACCAGCATCTCTGGCATAGTATGCTGCAGCTAATACTCTGTCTCTCCACTCCAGCAATTGATAACCTGCTCCATAAGGGTATATATGTAGCGTTAGATCGACTAAGTTGACCCATTGACGGGTGTAGTATGGACAAGAGCCGGCGGCTTGTATGACGCTGCTAGCGTCCCATGGGGACCACTCTAAAATACCCTCCGGAGGTTGAAAATGGAAGAGTCCATGAGCGCCACAATCTGTCCGGACAATATCATAGGGTCTTTTGCCAATTCGATCGGGCGCAGCTATAATTTGTATAGCTTCAAGCTCAAATCTTCTGAGGCGTGTGACTCGCGAGTCGAAATCGTGAGAATTTCCCATAAATTCAATATATTGTTCTAAATCCATATAACAAAATTCGAATTCAGCTGGACAATAATCATAATTTATGGGCAAACACGAAGGATAACTCATCAAATATTCGAATTCGTGTATTTCAGTGTTAGTAATTGAAGCGAGAGAAATATTGGAGCTGCACAAAACAATTAAAGCAATTAAATTAAATAATTTCATCTACCAGGCCATATTCTAGACATTGTTCAGCATTAAACCATAAATCGTGCTTAAGAATTTCTTCTAGCTTCTTTTTAGGTATTTTTGTATATTTCGTATAAATATCTTTGATCATTTTCATAAATCGATCACAATTTTTCATATCATCTTTGATTTCTTCGTATTTTCCCCAAATTCCACTTGAAAGCTGGTGAATTAGCATGTAAGAATGTGCTGTGATATATCTTTCTTCCGCAACAACGCTCATGAGTGTCGCTGCAGAAGCAGCACAGCCCTCAACTATGCTATGTACCGGTGTTACTGATTTTCGTATGTAATCAATTGTCGAAAAAGCAGCAAAAACACTGCCTCCAAAGCTTTGTATGTGAAGATGTATATTTGGAACAGCTGCATCAAGTGTGTTCGATCGATTTATGAGTTCTTTGTCTAGCTTTCGAAGTGATTTGTTTAAAGTTAGGATTTTTGTTCTTTTTACTTCGGAATAAAAATAGATTCTGTTTTGTTCTATTATTATGGTGTCATCATCAGTAGATGAAGAATCTTCTTCATTTGATTGTGACGCAGCCCAAAATAAATCGACTTTTTTCATTATTTTCTCTTCTTATTCTTCTTCTTTTCCACTAAATCTGATCTGAGGCGTTTTTTTACACGAAAATTGCTTTCACATCGTTTAATCTTGTAATCGTAATCGTTTTTTATCTCTTTTTCTTCTTCTACCTTCGCAACGGCCTCATTATAAGTAGAAAGGTGAGCAATTACTGTCCAAGGTCGGCCCGTTTTGACGGTTTTTTCATTTTTTATGTTAAATTTTTCACTTTTTTTCATTTCTTGTCCTCCTTCTTATATACCTAAGTTTTAATTCTTTGTATATCATACAAATTGAAACTATCAAAAAACATATGTACATCACAACAATAGACGATATCAAAGCCATAAATAACCAATGTTTTTCCATTATCTGATTTTTAAAAACCTTTTAAGCTCTTCTAGACGTTTTTCGGGTGCAGCGAGGCCGCCAATCATCGTATAAGCCGTCAATTTCTCTCTTTTGGAGTCTTCGTAGATGCCACGATGAATAATTGCTCCATCTGTCAAAGATCCGAGCGTGTCAAAGCCATATTCGATGTAATCCATCAATCCAGCGACCTCTTCATACATCGTAGTACCTCCAACAACGATTGAAGCAGCTGCTGTGGCTGTTTTTAGGTCAAATCCTCCGGCTAAAAGCGTTTTTTCGAGGTTTGCCTTCAATGCGTTGGCAATAGAGGTCTCGTGATCGACCTCCCTGACTGTTGTAACACCCATGATCATGCACCCCTGGCTCTTCATGACCGAGTCATAGTCCATAGGGTCAAAGGACGTATAGTCGCTATTTTGGGCACATAGGACGTTAAATACGTGAAACAGGCCGGCAACTGTGTTGTTTAGTGTCGGCCAGAACTTCTTGACGGTCAAAGATGGGTATAATTTCTTGATCTTGTCATTATCAACCATAATAAGCGGTGCAAAATCACCATTTGCAGCCCGAACACACAGTTCTGATACCTTATTGAAGGCATTTTTGGCCACAATAGACGATGCACACTCACCATTTGTCGGCAAAGACACAATAACACCCACTCTTTCGCTGGCATCTTCTCTTCCGACGTATGTAAAGTAGCGTTTTGCAATATCAACTAGTGCATTTACGCTTCCGCCGCCTGTACCGCCGGCCGCGCCGACACAAACAAGGATTCGATCGATGTTTTCACCGAAAATTTCCCTTAATTTGTTAAAAATCTCTTGACTTCTGCCTTCAAAAGCCTCTCTGCCTCTTTCCTGATTCTTGCCGGCGCCTTGTCCACTAAAATAGTCCACAAAAAACTTGTGTTCTTCTGGAAGTTCCAATAAATTAAGGTCAGATTGCGCTGTGTTGAACGCAATAGTCTTCTTATAGCCGAGATCATAGAAAGCTTTGGCAATTCTACCTCCTCCTTGGCCAGATCCAATGACAGCATAAGTCAAAGCACCTCCGGATTCGTCTTCGACACCGTTTTTTTGAGTTTGTTCCTCTAAATTTGGGTCAAGATCTTCAATATCTAATGTTGGAATGTCTAATTCAATCATAATTATAATTTTCTCCTCTAGAGGAGGTGGCGAGAATCGAACTCGCGTCCTAAATGCTTCAGTTAATTTTTCGTTCACAAGGTTAGTTAGATTTTAGCCTCTAACAAGCGTTTTATGAAAAAAAGAGACCCAACCACTCTTTCAAAACCACCTACTACCTGTAGGGTAACTTCATTTTTGATCTTGACTTTGGTTTACAGGGTGTCAAGCTCAAAAAAACCCTGTTCTTACACTCTAGGCTGCTAGTGCGTAAGAATTGTCGTAAATACCATCATTGGCAATTATCATTTGAGCGTTTTTAATGTGCCGCGCTCCCCACATCCTTGCAAAATTAACTTCTTTCACTCAGTCGAACCCTTTCACCCCCTAATAATATAAATAGTTTGTTAAAATAGAATCCGAAAACAACTTCATGAGGGGTCGATCTCTCGCTCCACGACCATACTAGCCTACCTTCACGCCTCGTTGTAGACATTGAGGAGAAACTCATTGTATAATGCGGTCGGTTCCGCGCATCCTCATGAAGCCGTTGGTCAAAGCTACGAAAAACCGTTGTTTAACAACATTTGACCGCCTCCTTTATTAAAAAAATGATCCATGATATACATAATACTAGTATTATAACACATTTGACCAAAAAGTCAAGGAATAATTTCACTTTCATCAAAATAATAATTTATCTTATATCGTCTGCTAAATTTATTCATATCTTGTATACTAATACCCAGAAATCGAGCGGCTTCGCCCTTTGTTTTGGTTGCCGTGGAAGTAAATTTTAATATTGCATCTCTTACAAGATCTGGAATTGCCAGCCATATCGGCAATCCATAAAGATAACCGCCCGCAGCCCGATTTGCAAGTTCTAGTTTAAGCCCAATAACTTCTTCAAGGGTAAGTTTATTCAACATTACCTCAAATTCTTCTGTTGATTTGCCTTTTTTGCGAAGTTGTGTTATTATGCTGTGATTTTTGGTAGATTTTTTTCTTCTACCGGTGAGTTTTCGTTCCCAGGCCATATTAAAGCTCTAGTTCTAGTTCCTCTTCGCCTTCTGGAGCGCCGAATTCCTCGGGACTCTCTGCAGTTGCCTCATCATATTCTGGCGTAGTGGGCTCTTCTAAGCCCATCTTCATTTCATCATCAAATTTATCAAAATAAAGTTTAATATTGGTGATCAAATAATCGTAAAATAACTCTCGATCTTCACTATTGGCAAGAAGCTCATATGAATCCAAAATATTCTTTTCAATTTTCTTGAAAGTGGATGCAGCCATGTTTCTTCCGGTTTCATCTTCGCCTTCAATCGAAAAATCGTCCTCTTCATCTTCTGGTTTTGGGTCTGGGTCAATATCAATAAATGCTTCATCGCCCAAATCTGGGCCTTCGTCATCACCAATAGTGATATCAATATCTTCATCTTCTTCTTCCAGTGAGCGCAATTCTGCTTCTTTAATACTACCTCTCAGATTTGCTACAGCTCTTGATGGAGCAAGTGCGTTCTTAATCCCTTTTACAACATGGGCCCGAAAGGATTGTTTTTGTTCTTCTGCTGTTGTAAGAATTTTATAATCAGTTTCAATAACTGGAATTATTTTCTTCAACAAATCTTCCAATACGTTAATACCGGTGTTTTCATGAGGCGTTTCATCTGAAATTTCGGCAGCTTCAGTTATAATAAGCTTTCGAATAATACTTCGAAGCTCCTTTTCCTCATTAAGCTGTTGTTTTTCCTCTCTTTTACGTTTTTCTAAAACGATGTTAATAATTTTTCGTATAGATTCTCGCAAAACGAGTTCTTCAGCAAATTCTTGACGATCGATCATTGTTGTGTCTCCATTATACTACTTCTCACTAAATAGTTTAATACTTCGCGAATAAGTGTATCTTGTTTCTTTTTCTTTTTCCTAGGACCTGGGCCGACTGAACCTTCAACTGCGCCGGCAGCCATGGCTGAAACTTCATCCAAGTCACCCTCTTCTTCCATAGAATAGGCAATTGCTGCAGCCTGTTCTTTACTTTTTCCCTCGTCATCGATCAAGTGAGCAATTTTTTTTGATACCCTCTTTTGACCGGTTTTAGAAACCTTAGTTTTCTTTCTTTCTTCATCGAGAATCTCTTCAACCAAAGAATATAGTAGGGAAATAGTTTTTTTTTCTTCTTGGATAGGCTTAATACTAAATATGCTTTTGATCCATTCTGGATCAACTTCTGGTGGAATATAAGAACTTATATCTTTTCCCAATAAAGCTTCACGAAAATCAGTGGCACTAATAGCACCTTCGCTGGTCTGAAAACAGCCGGCGACGTGATCTGAGATTATGACACCTTCTCTTGCATATTTTTGAAAGGTACCCGGGTTTCCAAAACGCTCAAAATCAGGTTTACCTTTCTTGTCTGGTTTATTGCTGCAGCCTAAAATAATCTCATCTCCAGGTTGTGCAAAATCTAATTCATCATTTTTATTCTCAATGAATTCAACTACTTGACCTATAGGTGAATTAGATTCAGATGGTTTATCATAAATAATAACATTGTTCAAAGCCGATGAATCAATGTAAATATTCCAAATCTTTCTAGAGTCGTCAAAAGTAACTTCAGCTTCGTTGTCTCTTCCTACTCCTCTAGGAAGTGGAGAAATAAGAACATATACGTATCCATCTGAACCGACCAAATCACTGTAGTGGCGAACCATTTCAAAGTGGCCGATATGAGGAGGCTTAAATGCTCCAGGGACGAGTACTATTACTCTTCCTTCACCGAAACGTGGTTCGACAATCGGCTCGTCTTCTAGAGCTTCTTCCAAGCCTTCTTTTTTTGGTGTTCGATCATATTTACCCAAACCCAACATTTGATTGACAGGAGCAAATTGGCCAGTGAACTTATAAGTTTCACCCTCATAATCAAATACGAGACCTTCAATGACTGTCGTTATTTTTTCTAATGCTGACTGTACTGCTTCATCACTCAACACATCGCCTACGTCTTCGCCGCCGTGAATCTTGGCCAATGAAGTTTTTAGAAGTGTCAAGCTGCCTTCATCAGCCAATACTTTTGAATCTTTTGCTTTCTCGCCAACCTTTGTGCGAAGCCTTGATAGAGAATCTTCAGCCTGTAGAGTATAACCACTTATAAAGCCTTCCAAAACCCTTGTCGCAAATCGATGATTGACCATTATTAATGGATTCATAGCGCGATCTTTGATATCTTTCATGGCTGAACGAGTTCTCAAAAATTCATTAATAAAGTCTTTGGCCTCTTCGCCGGGAATTGACTCCAAAACACTTTTTATCTCTATTGTCTTTCTTGGCATGCCGGTAGTTGCAAAATGCATAAGCGCCAGCATCAGTCGATCATATGTTTCTTCAGAATATCCAGAACCAAGTTTTTCTTGAAGAAGGAACTTCAATCTGTTTTCCAAATATTCTCCAACGGTTTTTGCAGAACCTTGGATAGTTCGCAGTTCATTTACTGCGTTATGATAAGCTTCTTTCTTTTCAATAAATTCTGTAAAATCAACAATAGCATTAACTTTCGTTGTTGGGACATCGGGGGAATCGATTTGCAGTTCCTGTAATCGAGCTTCTAATGCTGCCGACCTTTCTTCAGCTAATTTCTTTGCTCCTCGATAATCAGCTTGATCTTCACTTAGTGAAATCAGTTTGCCATCAACCAACTTTTTGTGACCAACTCGATGAATCAGCAACACTTGTGTATCATAGGGAATAACATTTTCACTCTCAGGATCCATTACTTCTGCATTATAGAAAAGTCTCTCTCCGGATGGAGTATAGAAAAACTCTGGCGATAGCAAATGAGCAATCTTCTCAAAATTAATCATCGCTGCATAAAATGCATTGACCACATTAATTGGAGTTGGATTCTTGCCGGCGGCAATACGATCAGTTGTAAAGTAACTCTTCAGTGTTTCTTTATCGAGACCACCCTCATTTGCGTGGGCGTTGTTTCGAATTGCCAAAGCTTGTCCGGTTCGATGATCATAGCTTATAGAGATATTCTGACCGTCGGTTTTTTCCGTTATTTTAATATTCGGAAACCCTTTTGATGCAATCTGGAATATATCCCTCATTTGATCAAAACCTAGATCAAGATTCTCATAGGGATGTAGCATGTGGCCACCAACAGCGCCCATTTACTTCTCCTTGCTTTCTTCTAGAACTTTTACTTGTTCTTCGAGAGTAACAACTCTTTTGTTTAGGCCACGAACACTTCTTCTAATATTGCGAAGATGCTCTCTGGCAACTTTCATTCTTCGTTGCCCGGTTATGTTTGTAGTTATGTTGTTAAGAGCTTCTTCTAGTGATTGGATATAACTGAAAACATCTGGTGCTTCGTATGCCTCGCCTATTAAAAATCTGCGAGTTATTTTGCTATAGTTAATTGGCATATCATTTCTTGAATTTGAATCTTTTTAGAAGAGCTTCGTGAAGTTGGTTACTGTACCATTCTTTATCAGATTCTTCTTCCGAAACCTCGGCCTCTTCTAAAGTCTCTTCTTCTTCTTCGATTTGTTCAACTTTCTCTTTGTTTTCATTCATTAAACTTCTCCCTTTTTTATAATTATCTTCCCAATCTCTAAAAAGCATTATATTGCCTGTTCTGTATGCGTCACCTTCCATTTCTCTCATATGCTGATCCTTTTGGGCATATCCAGGATTAATGTTTGTTTGATTATCAAAGTTGCCGGCACAATTCTGATTATGGTGAACCAATTCGTGTGCCAGCGACCGCAGTATATCTTTTGGATGCCTCTGATCAACATAAATAGTAACTCTCTGAGTTTGCGGATCATAATTGCCAGTAGGCGCAAAGACTTTTCCAGCATTGTTCACATTGGATTCAAAAACAATTGTGACTGGTTTAGAAAATTTAAATCGATCGTGTGCAAATTCATAAAGATTGTTTGCTAAATCATCTAAACCTTCATAGTTTGCGTTGTTGTGTATTTTACATGTCATTGCTTAATCTTCTGATCGTCGAGATCGAAACGGTTTAGTTAAGCGGCCGAATGCACGCTGACGCGCCCGGGTTACACCGATCGGCTCGTCGGAATCAACCAAAGCACCATAAATTAAATCCAAGCTCATATCAATACTCTCTAATTTCTTAATTACTTTTTCAGCAACACCAGACAAATCCATTTGTTGTAATTGATTTTGCTCTACAAATAATTTAATTTCTTCTTTAATAGATTGAAATAATTTGTTTTTCTTCATAATATTCTCCAAAATAAATAGTTCAGAGAATGTTAAATAGAATTTTTATTTAGCGACGGTGGTGACGGTGGTGACGATGATGTCGACGTGCGCCTCTGTGATCCCGATGACGATGGCGGTGTCGGTGAGTAACTGTGTGTCGGTGATGATGATCTAATGTGTGATCGTAGTGTTGGTGATGATCATGTCTGACTTCAATTGTTGGTCTTCTGACCTCGATCGTGACCGCATCATGTGGTGTTACATAAGCTGTACAGCCGAATATACTCAACGTCGAAAAAGTTAACAATAAAAATTTCAACTTCATTCTATTACCTCCAGCCAGTTTCTAGAAACCACATGTACGGTTTGATCAACTTTTACATGAACATCTAGTTTAATTTTTTCTTCTTCAAAAATATTAGTTGGTGTGATTATAATTTGAATTATTTCGCCAATTTTATTGTGAGATGTATACACTAGAGAATTATCTGATTTTGGGACAACGATTCTTACCTTTTGTCCAACCTTCAACATGTTTAAACTGTTATCATTATACTAAATTTTCTTGTGTTTGTAAAGTCTTATTTTCGACTCTGCTAAAGTTCCTGAAGTCTTTGCATGGCTGATTCCTGAAGTGTTCAAAGCTGTCAACATTTCTTCACCTGCCAACAAAGCAGCAGACTCTAGAGCATCGTGTCCTGCAAGATTGTCGACCCAATATTCTAGAATTTTTCTTGATCGATCTCGTTCTATTCGCAGGGCGCTTTTTCCATCCTCTTCGCCGTCGACTGGATCTGGAATTGGATTAACCAAATTTTGAACTGCAGCAATTATTGCTGCTTGCAATTCTTCCGGATTTAAAGGAATTTCGGCTGTGCCTGCTACTGCCGTCGATGGGTTGGGAGTTGCAAAAGAATGAAACGAAGCAACGCCGGCAACGCCAGTAGCGTTGGTGTTAAATTCGTTTAATGATTCTCGAATTAGTTTACGAAGTTCGTCTATATTAATAAGATCAGACATATTTAGTATTCTTCTTCGTCTTGAATTCTAACATTAACCATCATCCCAATTTTCTGTTTCGCAGTCTCTTCGTCAGACATGTTTTTTGGATAGTCGGGATAATCTCCTATAGCTTCTCTGATAATCTCTTTTAGAGAGTTCTTGGTGATTTTCATATCATCTCCTTGGGGTGCATTATAAATAGTATATCAAATACTAATCTTCCAAATGATTATCTAGATTTACGAATGCAAACTAATACCCCGGTAAGCCCTAAGACTATCATTAACATTATATATGCTGTTCCAACACTCATTGCGTATCCTCTTATTTATATAAATAGTATTGACTCTTAACAAAATTTTGTTTTTATAGTATTATAGAAATATATACCCCTAGTTACTAATAGAGATGTAAAGATGTACTCCAATAAACTTTTAAAGATTTTATTGGTTTTTACCGTTCTTTTTAATATTATTGACTTAGTAGTATCAATTTGTATAATATTTTATGGACCGGTAGATGAAGCAAATCCAGTAATGGAAATGTATCTTGAACTCGGCATTTTACCTTTTATAATGGCAAAGGTAGTGTTGGTAGGGGGTGGGTGTGTAATTCTTTGGAAACACAAAGAAAAGTCTTTAGCAAGAGCTGGAATATATATAGTTTTTTCTTATTATCTAGTATTAATAGGATACTTCGCATACGGATTAACCACTTGTTATTTCAGCTAGTCGAAAAAACAGTTGAAATATTGCAAATACATTTTTATTTTATTATTTTTTCTTTCCTGCTCGGAAAAGGCACCCTCTCAAGCTATTCAAGAACCTCCCGTACCAATTCAAATCTATACTTGCGAAATTGAATCAACTAGAAACTGCACCATAGAAGAAAACGAAGGTGTCTGCCAGTGGGGCATACAGCTTTGTATATATGGATGGGATGAAGATATTCGCACCACCGAATGGTCCAGCTGTGTGCAAGAACTTCAAATCAGTGATGATATCTGCGATGGTCTTGATAACGATTGTGATGGAGACATCGACGAAGTTAAACCTATAGAATGTGAACCAGAAGATGCCTTTGTAGGCGTCTACAATCATGAAGATCACAATTCTTTGTGTTATATGGGACTATCCTATTGTGAAGAAGGTGCGTGGTCTATGTGTTATGAATGTGGGCCGGAAGGACGTACTGAAGAAGATCCTAATTGTTGGATTGGTCCTCAAGATGAAATCTGCGATACTGTTGATAACAATTGCAATGGCGTCGTCGATGATCTAGATGAATTTGAACTTGAAGAATGCGGATATATCAATGAAGAAACTGGAGAATATCTTGGTCAATGTCGATACACCGGTCATGAATATTGCATAAATGGAGATATTATTTGTTTAGATTATATTGGCCCACAAAATGAAACATGCGATGGGCTTGATAATAATTGCAACGGAGAAACAGATGAAGATATTTATCGACCATGTGCATCAAACTGTGGGGCCGGCGTTGAAGAATGTGTTGAAGGTTTTTGGATTAATTGTACGGCTGGTTCATGTGAGTGTGAACCTGGTGAAACCAGGCTGTGTCCGCAGGAGCCTTGTGGTTGGGGTTTGGAAGAATGCTTACATGACGGCACTGGTTGGAGTGGAGAATGTTTTGGTCGCGATGTAAGAGAAGAAATATGCAATGCTCATGATGATAATTGCAGCTGCGATTGGGAACAATATGCAATCGATCCAGAATCTGTTGGATATTGTTATGAAGAGATTGATGAAGACGAAGACACTGATTCTGGATTGTTAGAAGATGTTTGTTATGAAGGGCCGCCGGCCACTGAAAATGTTGGCGAATGTCATGGCGGGTGGAAATATTGCTTAATTGGCACCTGGTCTGCTTGCAACGATCAACAACTGCCCGATACAGAATATTGTGATGGTCTAGATAACGATTGTGATGGCATTGCAGACAACGAAGAAGAAACCAACTCAGCCACTGATTTAGTGGTTTTAATTGACTTGTCTGCTAGCATGCTAAACGATCGAGCAGACATTGCCCAAGCTTTCGAAGACTATTCTACTGGACTGTCCGATAATTTGCGATGTGCTCTTATTACATTTGGTGGCCAATGGCATCGTGGAGCAGGAGAATTGCAATATAATTTAGGTCCAGTATCTGGTTGTGTTGATGCATTGTGGGAAATTACAGTCGATGAAGGTGGTTATATTGAACCTTCTTATGACGTCATTTATGATGTAATCCATCCAGACAATGTTTATAATTTAAATTGGAGATCTGATGTCGATGATTTTGCAACACCAGTCGTGATTGTATTTTCAGATGAAACACCTCAATCTAATGTAGGTCATGTTGTTAGCAGCTTGGAACCATTTTTAACCAATTGTCAATTACCAGGTTGTCAAAACCCACCCAATATCTTTTGGAATGCTGGTGATCCAGTTGAAATATATTTTATTGTACATGGACATAGATGGTCTGATCTAGTTTTTGCAAGTGGTGAAAGATTATTTAGTTTAATTAATGCCAGAGTAGATGGTATCAATATTGTATTAGAAGATATCTTTGAACGTACTTGTATATATAGTGAAGAAGAGTAGAGATTAAGATTGCTGTTAAGTGTTAACGTTCTTCTCTATTCAATAATATTAATTCTTTACTGTATATTAGGATTGTGTTTCAGCATTAACTACCCTGCGCAACCACCTACCCGCCCATTATATCATATTTTTTGGTGAATGTTAATTAGATTTCAGTTTCTTTTAAAACTTGAAGGATTGTTTGTTTAAGCTGCATTTCTGTTAGCTTCGTACTTAATAATTTAACAGCATATTGATTTGCAACTCGACCGGGATTCTTTACTCCCCAGACATATTCTGCTGCAGCTTCCTGGATGATTTGTTTAAGATATTTTTGTGTTAGTTTCATACTGTATTGTAATAAATAGTTAGCTATTAAGGAGATTCTTCAATTTATTTAATTCTTCAGTTGTAAGGTGTTGATTACAATATTTTGCAATTGATTTTATGCTAGCTTCGACATATTCTGTGCCAGTTTTGTCACAGTAAGGGCAGATATTATAAGGATAAAGTCTGTGTTGACCAGTGCAAAAAGTGCAAACAATTCTTTTATATAGTCGCTGATCATTACTCACATAGTATATTAGTTTGCTAAATGAATAAGAGAGGTTATATTATATATCTTAAAGCACTATTGCTTCGAAGAATGTCTAGAATTTAATTGGGAAGAGGAATCTGATCGCCGGTAATCTCTGGACATTTTTTTAATATTGGATAAATATATTCAGCGATTTTGAATAATTCTTTTGGATCGGTCATCACAATGCCTTCAACACCTGTCTCTGGATCTTTTTGAATTAATTCCGGAGATACTTTAACCATAATTCCACCGATGGTTAACAGAAATTCTTCGAGTGAAATGTTGAGATCGTCACACATATACATCATGATCGTAAACATTTCATGACCAGCTAATTCGCGAGTTTCCTCTGGTTCAGACATTCATTATGACCACTCAGTTACACCCCAAATATCAAGTGCTTCGATGTGTGTAACGTTAGCTTGGTTGTGATCGACCCCTCGGCCGTCAACGTTCAGTGTTACAATCTCATAAGTCGTCGCGACACCTTTAGTTGGATCATCGTGATCAACCACAACCCGGGCAAGCGCAGACTGCATTGATCCCTTGGCATTCCAATATATCGGCACCTTGTCAATAATATTAGCTTTCATTCCCCGGGGCCTTTCAATAACCGTTGGATCTAAATCTTTTGTTCGACGAGAAGCATAATGTTGTTCAAACGATCGAGGTTCATCTGGAGTTCGAATCCATTCATCACCCACTCGATAGCCGCCGGCCTCAGAAATGTTGATATTGGCCAATTCTTCTTTGATAATTTTTATGAGTTGTCGTTTTGTTAGCTTCATGGTGTGTTCCTTTATCGTCTAGACGATATTATCATCCCCGGGGTTTCGGTGCCGGAGGCGTCGGGGTCGCGCCCCTTGATTTGCGCTGCCGCGGCTCGATCCCGTGCTGCCGGTATAACCGCAATTCGGCGTCAAATTTAGACCATGGACCAGTGCGCCCACCCTGATCCATATGGGAGGGATTGATCGGGGGTTTCTTGTCTTTTCGCGGAGTTACAAACCAGCCCTTATGTGATTTATCAAAAAACACATCCGCGTCGGGCCAGTGGCTATACTTGCCGACGCGAGTGGCAAAGGCCTGCCCTCCGGGCATAACCATCACCCTCGCTTCATAAGGTTTGGTGGTTTGCGGTGAGTACTCTCTTTCCTCCGGCGTATACTGTACGGTTACTATTTCGTCAATGCCGGGGTTTTCGATTGATTCATTGATGCCGGCTAAGGATATACCCCTAAGTTCTTCTTTAATAATTTTTATGAGTTGTCGTTTTGTTAGCTTCATAATATACTCCTTTATTATAAATAGTATGCTTTATTAGAAACCTCTAGACTTGTGTGCATGCAGAAAAATATTATATTATGCTGCAGCCCAATCAACTGCCCATTGTCTAACTTCTGCTTCAGTCATGACCGTTGGAGTACCGGCAGCTGGATCTATGTTTGTATGATATGGATATCTCGTGTGTAGATCTACCAATCGATCTTCCAGTTGCACAACCGTTAATCTGATTACAGTGTCAGGAATTTTCCACTGTTGGTTATCTCTACATTTTCCAATCATGGTGTGGTTGTCTGCATCTAAAAAATAACCTCCGTCTTCTATCCAAAGAGGAGTAATCATTCCATCAGGTGACATATCCATTTTGTATTCAAGAATCTGCATTTTCTTTTCCCTCCAATAAAGCAAAGTTTGATCGATCCAGCATACCTTTGTATTCTTGTATCTGTGTCGAACATCCTTTAAACTTTTGATACATATCTTCTAAGAAACTCGTTACCATATTATATTTTGGTATTTTTTGATCTGCAAAGGTTTTTGCTTCTTTTGTCAAAAACATTTGAATTTCATATTGTGCATGAGCACCATTGATTCCCAGCTGTTGCAAATATATATGATTGCCTTCGTCAATGCCACCACCTCGCGATCTTGCTGCAGTCAACGCTTGAGTAAAAGCAGTTTTAATGTGATATTCTTCTTCTTGTTTCTCGTACTCTTCTTCGGTAATATGATCTGTTGGTTCCTTGCCCATAGAAATCATAATAGAGTCGTGTTGTTCGATTAGTGCTGTGACTTTTCTTACTGCTGCAGCCACGACTGGAAGTGCTGATTGAATTAAAGTCTGCGTATTGTCAGCTTTAAGATATAACAATTCAGCTTTGAGAGAGTCTTTTTCAATTTCTGCGTCTCTGAGATAAATTCGTCGTTTTACTTGCTGTTTCTTCAAACGATATTCAGCCGCTCGAAATGCCTCTATTGATCGATTGATTTCTGATAATATTTGTCTCAATCTCCTGATTGGCGTTGGCTGATTAATCGTGAGTATGCCGTCCATAAATTGAGACTGTCGGCGTTGATAAACTGCAGTTTGTTCAATGATTGCCGGCATTCGTTCTTGCAGCATCGCCAACATTGGAGCATGCTTCTGAATAAGAGCAGATGTTTCTGGCAGTGTTAACGCATATGATTTTGATGTGTCGTCGGGTTTTTTAATAATTTGTGATTTCATAATTCTCCATATGTTATTATAACAGCTTAACTTAAATAGTTTAATAACTTATTATCCCAATCCTCCGTGAACATCACTGCAAGGAGCTGTACCATATCGTGCAACAGTCAAATCACCAAAGTCAGTTGCATTACCAAGTGTTGCTATTGTGACTTGCTCAATTATATTACTAGATGAATCATCCCATCCACCACCAAAGAGACCACGAATCAACGATGAACAACCATTTGGACTTTGTCTTGCAGCTGTTAGATCGCCAAAGTCTATTGCATTGCCAGCGCTGGCTATTGTGACATAGTCGATTTCGTTGGCATATCCAGATGCATCCACTCCCCCGGCAAAAATGCCTCGGGTTGCTGAAGAGCATCCACCTAGTGTAGATCTGGCGACGGTCAAATCACCGAAATCGGCTGCATTGCCAAGTGTGGCAATTGTGACATAGTCGATTACATTGCTGCGCGCGCCATCATAACCACCACTAAATAGACCACGGGTTGGTGAAGAACAAGCACATGGTGCATATCTTGTCGAGAACAGATCACCGAAATCGGCTGCATTGCCAAGTGTGGCAATTGTGACATAGTCGATTGTATTCAAAATAGACCCATCATAACCACCACCAAACAGCCCTCGTGTTGCTGAAGATAATCCGCCGGAATATCCCCGAGTGACAAATAGATCACCAAAGTCTTCTGCATTGCCAGTTGTGGCAATTGTGATATAGTCGATTGTATTAACATATGAACCCGTGGTTCCACCACCGAATATGCCGCGCGAACTAGATGCTAGTCCACCTTCTTCGATGCGCCGAGCAACACTTAGATCTCCAAAGTCAGTTGCATTTCCTTTCGTAGCTATTGTGATATAATCGATCACATTGCTGGCTGCGCTAATCCAGCCGCCGGCATGTATGCCCCGACCAATGCCAAATCGGCTTGGAGTTGGCGCAAGGATCAACAGCTTGGCAGCAGACACAGCGACACCAACCGATTGTTGAGACGTTGCGTCAGCTGTGATCGCGCCGGCAGTCGAACTCAAATAATAGGTTCTGCCGGCTGTCAATCCAGAGAATCCGCCGAGAATGCCGGCGAATTGAATCGCGACAGGTGTTCCACTGGCTGCAGCAGCCGTCGCAAAGCCGATTATTGACACTTCTGTCGATTTTGTGACAATGTCTGCGTCTGCTTTATAAGCAGCTGCTGCCGTGTCGGCAGTGCCAGCAGAAGCAACATATACAGCGTCATTTGCAGAGATTGCTTCGCCGGCCGTTGCAATTGCGGTCGCAGCATAGTTTATTTTATTTAATTTTGGCATTGTGTGTCCCTCGACATAAATAGTTGACCAATTCAGAAAGCAACCGATTCTCCACACCCACAAGAAGCAGTCGCACTTGGGACATTCAGCTTGATGCCAGATTTCAAAATTGTTTCTTCAAAATCGATTTCCATGCCGATCAAAAATATATAAGATTTTTTTGGGATGCATATTTTGACTTGACCAAAATCAAATTTCTTTGAAGTTGCTGGTATGTCTTCTTCATCAACAAATTCAAAATTATAGGAATATCCCGAACAGCCGCCGCTGCGAAGGCCTATTTGCAAGAAAGATTTGGGTGTCGGCATTGTCGCAAAAATGCGTTTTTTTGCCAAGTCTGTTATTGTTATAGCCATATTGTAAATAGTTAAAAAATTCAGATCTACTCAGTACGGCCATCATTCAGCTTTCACTAATTGAAAGAATATTCATTGCCGGCAGATTTGAATCTGCAGTGGCGACTCCTGCGACAAAACGATAGCCGCAGTCGTTGGGATTGTTTTCTACCGATGTGATTGCTTCAATTCGTCCACCTAGCTGCTCGACGCGTTTATAAAGTCCTGGTACCGGTTGGTTTGTCAACTGATCGACCATTTGAGTGATTATATTATCATCTGTTACATGTGCGAAGCTTGCCATATCTTAAATTTCCCTAATTAATGCGCCCTGAAAATATGAGTGCGGTGAGCTGGCATAAATCACACAAGTGCCGGCATTCTGCTCCGCAAAAATTTCTACGTAGTCTGCAGCATCCAATTTAATCACTCCATTAAAGTCTGTTTTCATTTGCCCGCCGATGCCCTGTTTGGACATACCAACTTGCGCCTGGCTGCCGTTAACGTAAAGTTTGTTCCACCCTATTGATCCATTACCCATGCCTGAAAGCCAGTAAATACCGGATGAAAACATGTAGATTCCATCTACTGGTGCAGTGAATTTGTTTGATGCAAAATTTCCGCCATGATCGTAATCTTCAGTATCCCAAGCAACCTTGGTAGCTGTATTAATCGCGACTCCTGTTTGGTTAGAAGCCAACCGAACACTAAAAGCGTGAAGCGGAGTTAATCCAGTTAGATTACTTCCATCTCCATAAAAAACAGAACCAGAAACACCTGCAGATGCAGTCAATTGTGAAGTGATCGTTGTGACATCTGTTGCGGCGTTACCTAGAGTTATGCTACCAGAGACACTCAGTGTATTTGATATAACTACCGGCCCGCCAAAGGTTGCGCCGGCCGAAGACGAAATGGCTGCAGCATCGACAGCTTCGAGGGCCGCTATATCAGTTGCGTTAGTTGCTATAGCAGCTGCATTAGTTGCTATATCAACAGTGTCATCTTTCTGTTTTCTGCTGAGAATATTAATTCGATCAAATAAGCTTCGAACGTTCATATTAATAAATAGTTAGTTTTAACATATTAATGTTATTATCGATCTTTTATTTGCTTGACGGCTTGCTTTTTATTTTGGTATTTTTTCGAAGATGGCCTGATTGCCTGCCTGCCTTCGTAATCTGTCATTTTTTTTTTGGAGATCGTGAACGACCTTAGCCGGCAGCCGTAACCCCCTGATATCATTGAGACTTATATTCCGGGTAGGTAGGGGGGTAGGGG